ATCGAATTGAAGACGCCGTCGACGCTGAACCCGACGGCGGGGTCGCAGTCCAAGACGATCGTCCACGCCGTCTTCGGCGCCTCGTCGCGGACGTACCGCAGGCACTCGTTGCGGCAGTAGGCGAGGCGGTTCGTGCGGTCGGCCCCGAACCCGCGGATGTCCTCGCCGCCGAGCGTCTCGTGGTCGACAACCACGCCGAACGTCTCCCGGGCATATTCGTCGAGCAGTTGGGCCGTGCCGTCGCGAGAGTCGTTCTCGAACACGTAGACGCTCGAGTCGTTGAAACCCTTCCGCATCTCCTCGACCAAGAGCAGCGTGTTCGCGAGCGCCGGCCGGGCGTTCCTCGCGATCATCACAATCGCCGCGTCGAGTTCCTTCGCCGCCCCGCGGCCGATGGCGACGGCGGTGCGGTAGGACTCCTCGTAGACCGGGTCCACCGGCCAGAAGTCCTCCGGCCGAATCAGTTGTTCTGGAACGTCCATAGTTCGATCGGTTGGTTGATGATCAGTCGCGGATCGCACCATATCTCACCTCCCAGTTGTCGTATTCGGTCGCATAGACCGACGAATCCCTCGTTCTCCATCCGAGCGCCGCATCGCAGGTACTCACCCTTGATGAGCGCGACGCTCCCCACCGTGTCGAGGCGGAACGGCTCCGTCGAATAGCACGGCGAGTACGGGGGCACCGAAGTGAACCTGTTTCCTTCGTGCCGATACCCCCATGTGTCATAGAAAAACGGCAGCGGCGCCGGGCCGCCGTTCAGGTGCAACTGGAGGTGCTCGCCGAGCCTGAGCGCCCCGTCGCACAAGTCGAGCGAGCGGTCCATGCCGACGCTCGCGAGGCACGGCCACCCGCCGGCGACGGCACGCTTCTCGTCGCCATCGAGGACGTCGGCCAGCCGCTGCACCACGTCCGGCGGCGAGATCAGGTCGCTCTCGTGGATGAGCACACGCCCCGCCCCGTGCATGAGCGCGGCGTTGATCGCGACGTCCCCCACGAGCGAGCAGGCGAGCAAACGATCGGCCGGCTTGTCCCACGGCTCGACAACAAGAATCACCGGCACCGGCGAGTGCTCGATCACGTACCGCAGCATCTTCTCGGTGGCGTCGTTCGTCGGCCGGACGATCCACACCCAGCCGGACACGCCGGCTTTGTCTACGAGGTGGCTGGTCCGCCGGATGAAATGCTTCCCGACGTCGCCCATCCACGCGGAGATGCCGATGGTCGTCATGCCGAGCACCTCTCGAGCGCCTCGCACACGGTCTTCGCGTCGTCCCTCGTGAGGCCGCAGTGCGTGGGCAGGACGATGCCCTCGTCGTGGAGCCGGTGCGCCGCGGAGCCGCCCACGGTGCGAAACGTCCTCATGTGGCGGTGCGTGTTCATCGGAGGGAACGCCGGCCGCGTCTCGACGCCGGCCTGCGCCATCCGGCGGATCACGGCGGCTGCCTGCATCCCGCTCTTTCGCGCCGCGTAGGCCCAGTACCCGCTCGTGTCGTTCGGGTGCGTCGCCTGCGGCACGAAGCCGGCCGGCAGGAACTCGCCGTACCAGCGGAAGAGCATCCGGCGGTGCGTCAGGAACGAGTCCAGTTTTTTGAGTTGCTCGACCAGCACGGCGGCCTGCAACTCCGTCATCCGGTAGTTCGTGCCGGCTGCGTCATGCACGTACCGCTCGCGTGTCTGGGCCTGACCGGCCATGTGCCGGACCCGCGCCCCGTGCAGCGGATCGCGCCAACCGACGGCCCCGCCCTCCCCGCAGGTCACGGTCTTCGAGCCGTAGAAGGAGTACGTCGTCAGGTCGGAAACGGCCGGCACGCCGGAACGTAGCGCCCCCAGTCCCTCGGCGTTGTCCTCGATCAAGGCGATGCGCCGGCCGGTCGCGAGGTAGTGATCGTGCCGCCACTGCTCGAGCGACGGCGGCGGCGTGCCGTAGAGGTTGACCGTGATGATCGCCTTCGTCCTCGGCGTCACGGCGCCTGTCAGAAACCCCGGCTCGATCGTCCACATCTTGTCGTCGATGCCGACGAACACGGGCTTCGCGCCGCAGTACAGGACCGCGTTGGCCGTCGCCACGAAACTGGTCGCCGGCACGATCACCTCGTCGCCACGGCCCACGCCGGCCGCAAGGAGGGCCAAGTGCAGGGCGGCCGTCCCGCTCGACACGACGTGGCACGGCTGGCCGGTGATGGCTTCCATCGCGGCGTCGGCTGCATCGCACACCGGGCCGCGGGTCAGCCGGCCGGATGCCAGCACCGAGGCCACGGCGGCGGCCTCCTCCTGCCCGACGATGGCGGCGCCGAACGAGATCACTGGAGGCTCTCCAAGAAGTGCCGGGCGTCAGCCGCGCTCGTGACCGTCGTCACGGCGCACCCGTAGGAGGCCAGTTCCCTCTGGCGGTGCAGTTGCACGCGGGTCGGATCACAACCGGGTCGCTTGACCTCGATCCACGCGGCACGACCGTCCTTGATCGCGAGAACGTCAGGCAGGCCGACAACGGTTCCATATGAGCCTCCGTGGGTTTTCATAACCCACCAGCCCAGAGACCGCGCCTGCGCCATGACCTTGGCGACGATCGTCCTCTCCAGAGGCTCGCGCCGCATGGCCTGATTGTATCCGCGTGTCGCATTGGCTGCCTAGTGGAATCTGTGAGTTTTTGCCACGACCGGGCGGATGCCGCCCCGCGACTGCCGCTTCTTCTTCGACCACCGCTCCTGCGCCGCCTCCGCCCCGGCCGCGATCTCATCCTCAGACGGGTCCGGCTGCCGCGTCCAGACCGCCACACGCCTCGGCGGGAGGCCGAGAGCCTTGGCTCGCCGTGTCACCGTCGCCGCCGATACGCCCAGTGTTTTCGCCAACTCCATGATCGAGCACGTCGCCCAGAGCCGCCGCAGAACCAACTCGTCGATCAACGCAGTCTCCCGAGGGAATAGACGGGGAAGTGGTACGGCAACGGCCTGACACGCCCGATCGAGCGAAGGGCGAACATCTCGTCCGTCCACCGCGCCTGCACCTTCGCCATGCGGTGCTGCACCTCCTCCGGCTCGAGTTCCGGTTCAGGGTCTCTGTTCCGCTTCCCCTTGCCGGGGTTGTGCCACGGCTTCCGCGACGACCGCCGAGGCAGCCTAAGATCGCGCTTGATGCGGTCGAGCACGTAGGCCGACACGCCGAGCGCGGTGCAGATGTCCTCGTTGAGCGCGTCGGTCCCCCAGATCGCCAGCAGTTTCTCGTGATCGACGACCGCCAGCGGGACGCGGCGGGTTCGCGGTTGCGTCACCGGCCGCCCCACAACTCGAGTATCCGCAGGCTCAGGCGGGCGATCTTCTTCTCAGTCTCGTGGGCCTCGTGACGCAACTTCTCCACCTCGGCCGACAGGAGCGTGTTCGTGTCCTCGAGGCGGTGACACTTCGCTCGCAGCCGGCGGATCGCCTTGTTCGCACTCACGGCCCCCGCCGTGGCCCGGCGCCACTGCAACTCGTAGTGCCGGCAGAGCGCGAGGAGCCGCTGGATTTCTGCGTGCAAGTCCATCATTCGATGCCCACTCCGACCTCGTTGGCGATCGTGAACAACTCCTGCCTGACCTCGTCGTAGACCTCGACGCCGTCGGTGCCGTACTTCGCCTTGTTCCTGAGCCACGACGCCACCCGGCGGAGAACGCTTTGGTACTTGTGGCCGTTCTGGGCTACCTCGAAGTCCTTCTCGTCCTCCGGCAGGCGGAAGTGCAGGCTCGCGGATGGCATCAGTCGTCACCCAGATGCTTGCGTGTGTACGCGACCATTTCGAGCGAGTAGACGGCGAGCGCCTCGCGGATCATGTAGATGGAGAACGCCATGCCCTTCTGGTCGTCGCCGTTGCACTCGCCGGCGACGCCGTCGAGGTAGTCCATGAGCGTGCGGATCGTCTTCTGTGCGGCGAGCATCCGCCGCACGAGGTCGAGCCGCTCGTCCTCGGTCATGCCCGCGCCCATTCGTCGCCCTTCTTCTGGAAAAGGGTCGGATGCAGGCAAGCCCGCCGTGCCACGAGCAGCATGTGCGGATGGAAGACGGCGACGTTCGCGCCGTTTTCGTGGAGCACTCCGGCGGCGAGGCCGGCGGCGCACCACGCGGCGATGCCGCGGTTCCGGTACTCCGGCGCCACGAACGCCTCGAGCGTGTCGTGGTACGTCATCTCCCAGCAATACGGCGGCCCGCCTTGGTCAAGGAAGACCGGACTCGTCCGCTCGCCCCACTTCTCCGTCCGGCACCACCCGACGATCTCCCCGTGGTCGCTCGCGATCGCGATGTGCCCGTCGGCCTCCTCCGGCTTCTGGCCGCGAAGCCACGCCGTCAACTTCCTCTGAAAGTCGCTCCCCGGCTTCGTGAGGCGGTCGCGCAGCCACTCCGCGGCGTGTTCGGGGAGTTGTGTCGCTGGGTGGATTAGGCAGTGCATTTCATGGCTCAAAGAGTCGCTGTTGCGTGGCCTGCGTGTACTGCCATTCGTCTCCCACCAGCGTGCAGTCATCCATCTTGATGAAAGCGTTTGCACGCTCCACCTCGCCGCCGTTTACAGTCTCCTGCGTCGTCGTCCGATCGCATCGAAACGGCACGCAGAAGTCCCCTTCCCTGTCCACGATCTTCTGCAACATCAGCACCCGCGAGTCCACGAGGTAGCAAAACCCGTACAGAGGAATGCACAGCGACCCGCATACGTCTCTCGCGGTCGTGATCTTCCGCATCGTGACAAGCCACTCGTTATTCCACACCGTGCGGAAACCCTCAAGCGTGATGTCGTACCGACACTTCGCCTCGACGCCCGCGGATATACGCCCCGCCGGGGACACAAGAAACCCGTCGATCGATGACTCGCTCGTGTCTGGAAACAGCATCACCTTCCAGCCGGGATATGCCTTCTCCAGCATGACGACGGCATCCGCAAGGTCTTTGAGTGTCTGTTGCCCGCGAGGTGTTTTGACGGCGAGTCCCATGACTACACGCTTTCCGGGGTCGCTTCGGACTCCATCCTCTCCCGATGCCTCGCGCCAAGCACTCCGACGATTTGATTGGCCTGCGCCTGCGTCATCACATCGATCTCATTCTCAGGCGGCATGTGCGGCTTCACGTACCTCTTGAAGGCGTAGTCGAGTCCGACGCCCATAGTTGCCGCAACCCGCGCTGCCTTGTAGTAGTAGTCCAGCAAGGACAATGGTTCATTGCTTTCACTGCTCATGTCATTCGCACTCCGATGGCTCGCGTTAGTTCGTTCCGCCGATTAGCGACTCGTACTCATCGTCCGTGATGGCAATGTGCGGCGCTCGTCCACCTTGAGGGACTGGTATCCCATTCGACTGAAAGAACTCAGCAATATCTCGCAGGCTCATGTTTTTGAGGTTCGCGGTGGGGTCGATCCTCAGAATGATTCGCGCCGCTTCCATCCAGTCTGGGTGCTTTCCGAGAGTCGCCCAGTCCCTCTTTCGCATCACAACTATCTTGTCTTCGCTCACCAAATCACCCTCACCTTCCTCCGCGACTCCCGAACCCTGTCACTCCACGATGCCTGTAGACGCAGGCACTCGCGTGTGATCTGCTCCTCCGTCGGGTCGCCCCACTGCCGCTCGCCGTCGCCGTAGACCGGGCGTTCGCGGACGACGCCGCAGTTCATGCACGACCTGCACCACGCGGCGAGGCCGTCTGGGCTGGACGGGTGCTTGTAGAACTTGCGGGCCTCGAGGTGCTTCTTGCATTCGGGGCAGCGTTTGTAGGCGGGGGTCATCACTCCACCATCCCCCTCACCTGCTCGATCCACTCCGAAAACAGCGACACGTCGGTGTGCGCGCTCTCCTCGCCCTCGCGGCTGCGGAGCGGGCCGGTGCCGTCGCGCATCGTGAACGAGTGGATGCCGGCGATGCGTGCGTCCGAGCCGGAGCCTGTGAAGAGCGGGCCGCCGGAGTCGCCCGGCGCGATCCCGAACTCACGGGAACTCGACCGCCTGTTGATTCCGCAGATGAGGAGCGTCCGCTCCCGCCTCTTGATCGTGTTCGTGCCTGCCCGCAGGAGGCCGTCTGATCGCGAGTATCCGCCCGAGATCGGCCCGGTCGCGCCGTATCCTGCCAGCGAGCACACAGTGCCTTCGTTGTCCGGTTCTGTCGCGTAGCACGGGTAGTGGTCGAGGCCGAAGTCGCCTTTGCACCGCAGGATCGCGAGGTCATGCCAGCCGATATTCGCCTCGTCGAACTTCGGGTGGACGAACACGGTCGTGACCGGATTGCCGCCGACCGCCACCGTCATGGCCTCGTTGACGACGTGCGCCGCGGTCATTGCCAGATGCGGAGCGAACACGACGCAGGTGCCGATCGCCAACCTGCCCGACGGCTCGACTACCTCGCACTTCCGCACGTAGGGGGCGAAGGAGGCGCCGTACTTCACGTACACGGAGTCAGGCACGGAGTCGTCGATCGTGCCGGCGGCAGCGGCCGATGCGAGAGCGGCGAATGCGAGCGTCGACCTCACGCTTCCCTCCGCTCAAACTGGTAGTACATCAGTTCGTCCTCGCCGGCGGTCCACTTCCACCCGGCGGCCTCGCAGGAAAACTCACGCGAGAAGACCTCCCACCGTTCGTGGCCGGCGAGCGGCCTGCCGATGAACGCCCCGCCGTCGTGCCAGACGACGCGGTTGTTCGGCTGGCAGGCCAGCCTGCCGCAGTCGAGAGCGATGACGTGTCCGCACTTGTGGCCGGCGGCCATCTCCGCGTAGCCGGTCTGGTGATCCGGGCCGTGGCACCAGTCGATCGTGAAGAGATACCGACCGCTCTCGGTCGACTTGTCCTTCATCACGACCGTGCATTTCGCGTTCTTCAGGTAGTCGTGCCTGACGACGCTGAAGTAGGGCGAGAAGCAGTCCCACAGTTGCAGCCAGTCCAGCGGGTAATCACGCCGGGTCGCTTCCGGCACGTCCATCCGCAGGTAGTGGATCGGCACCCTCGCGTGCTGGCTGCCCATCTCGCTCATCACCGAGAACATCAGGCACCGCCTCGGAATGCTGGTCACGCCGAAGACTTCGACCAACAGGCCGTCTTCGCCGGTTGGCAACGAATCGTGCAGGAAGCCCGAGTCGAGCCACGCCCAGAACGGTGGGATGTCCGCGTTCAGATACATCGCTGCTTCTTCTCGAGCCAATCGGCCGCCTTCACGAGCCACGCGGCAGTCTGCCGAAGCAGGTCGACGCGCTCGCTGTAGTCGAGGTCGCCTTCACGCGGCGGGATCGTATCGATCCGCAGGTCGACATACGGCCTCGTGCATTCGTCCTCGATGCACTGGAGGCAGAACTGATCCTCGTCGACCACGAGTGCTGCGGGTACCACTTCATTCGGCATGACGTCACTCCATGTATCGCATGAGGCTCAGATACGTCGCGGCTCCTGCCGCAACGAGGATCACGAAGACGTTCGCCCATGTGTCCATCACGGCTTCTCCGCGACGGCTGGCTTCGGTGCGACCAACTCCTCGCGGAGGACAGTCGTGTCCCGCGGGGCGACGACGCCGATGCGGACGCGGCCTTGCTCTACGCCGCGCACCTCGATGACGACGTCCTTGCCGATCAATATCCGCTCGCCAATTCGTCTGGTCAGGCACAGCACTTGAGGCTCCTTCCTCGTTTGTGTCGGTCGGAAGCCTAGCAGGCTGCCGGATTCTCTGCAAGCCATGTTTGGCACGCTTCTCTCGCCGCAGAGTCCTTGTGGTTTTTGGCTGCGTATTCGCAGTATTCCCGCCATCTGGGTTGACCTGCGGCCTCCGCGATCCCCATCCCCTGAAAACGTCCGCTTGAGAACGCGAACGCTTTGTGCTCGCCTGCCGTCTCCTGCTCAGGCTCCGGCTCTTCGCGGGCGTCGATCCACTGCCCGGTCCCGCAGTAGCAGCACTCGATACGCCACTGGTCTCGGCACTTGTCGGTCACGTCGTGGCACGCCCCTTGACAGTTCTGGTCAAGGCACAAGACGTCGCCGTCGAGCCGGCCCAGAAACGAGATCGCCCGCCGAACCGTCGGCATGAACGTCGCCTTGGCCTCTTCCGGCGAGACCGCCTTCTTGGTCTTCTTCTTCCGCGGCTCGTCGGTGGGCGAGATGTCGAAAAGCAGGCTCATAGTGGCAACCTCATCTTGTAGTCGGCCGCTTGCTCCGTCCCCACGATCAGCCGCCGGCGTGCCCGCGTGACGCCGACGTACTCGATCCTTCGCTCCTCGTCGTGCTGGCCCGCGTCGATCCCTTGGGCTTCGGCGATCCGCCGGCTGATCGTCGTCGAGAGCACGACCGTGTCGGCCTCCATGCCCTTGGCCGCGTGAATCGTGCCGATCCGTATCGCCGGCTTGCTGGCGAGTTCCGCACCGTACTTCTTCGCCGCGGTCCTCCACCGCTCCGCCCCCGCGAAAAGCCCGCCCCACTCGCCCTTCCGCAGCCTGTCGGCGAATTCCGGCTTCATGCCGGCGTCCTCGAGGTCGCCCGGGAGCACGACCTCCCAACGTCTGAGCGTTTCCTCCCGCTCCCACGTCTTTTTTGTGCCGCGGGCCATGTTTTTGCCGTCGTTGCTCGGCATGAGTTCGACAGCCGCCGCGAAGTCCTCCGGCGAGCAGTGCTCGCCGTGCTCGATCGACCACAAAGCGCCGACGGCCCGGTAGAACTTCGTCTGCTCCTTGGCCTTGAGTTTCGCGAACGGCAGCCCAGCCTTTGCCAAGGCTTCAGCCCAGATGTCGAGCGTGTAGTTGCAGCGGGCCACGACCAGCGTCTGGTCGGTCGGCGTCAGCGACCGGACGATGCTCTCCGCGTACCCACCGCGGACGACCTCGCCCTCGTGGTCGGCTGGAGCGATCCCGCGATCCCAGTAGCCGTTCCGCATCTTCTTCAGGCACGCCTCGCCCAGTGCCAGCACCGGGGCCGGGCATCTCCACGTCTTCTGCATGACCCGCTCTTTGTCGGCCTTCCAACCCATGAAAAACCGCGAGTCGCTCCCTCCGAAGCCGAAGATGGACTGCATTGGGTCTCCGCCGAGGTACACCCACTGCACCAGCGGTCCCGAGGCGAGCCGGCGGCAGCATCGATCGACCAGCGCGGATGCGTCCTGCTGCTCGTCCATGACCCACGCCTTGACGCTCGGAGGCAGTTCGCCCTCCGGGTCCGTCTCCTCCCAGCCATCCGGCGAGAACCTAATCCCACCGAACCTCGCGAGGAGGTCGGTGAAGTCGAAGCGGTTCTCCAGCCGCTTCGCCATCTCGTACTTCTCGATGTACTGCTTGCAGGTCGAGAACGACGGCACCTCCTCGCCCATTCGTGCCGACCGCAGGATTGTGTCCTTCAGTGGTTCAAGACGCGACCGGGCCTGCTCCCACACGTTCAGCGCGGCGGCGGCCGACCGCTCTCCCGTGAACCGCGTGTAGCCGGAGTCGTCGTCGATGATCGACCGCACGTTGACCCCTAAAGCCCCTGCGATCCACTCAGACGACTTGTTCCCGTCGTCCAGCATCTCCCCCTTCTTCACGCCCAATTGCCTGTAGGCGATGCTGTGGACGGTCCTGAACCACCCGTCCTGCGACAGCGTCTCCGACGGCACACCCCACGCGGCACTGGCCCTGCCGACCGCCTCGGCCCGGGCGGCCCTCGTGAAACTGGTGAACCCGATGGCGAAAGGGCTACCACCCAAGGCGTTTTTGGCTCCCTCCATGACCCTCAAAAGTTCCGTCGTCTTTCCCGTGCCTGCCCCACCTACCAATCTTGCCACTTGCATGACCACTTCTCCAAGGGGTGCCAGAAAACGTGGATCACGCAAGTCCTTGCCGCCACACGACTTGCGAAGCAAAAACCACGTTTCCACGTTTCCATCAGTTTTTTTCGATTCTCAAAGGGACTTCCTCGTGAATAGAAAAGGCCGTCTCGCTCTCGGCCCCGAATTCACCTGCCGCCAGACGCTCTAGGACGCGGATGTGCTGGCTTGTGAACCGGACGAACCGGCGGCTGCTGTCGCCCTCCCCGGCCGATCTGGAGGCCGGCAGGCTCTTCTGGCCGACGCCCGCCAGAAGCATCTTCTTGATGGTCAGGATGTCGCCGTCCTCGAGTTTCCTCCGGCCGCGGTCAACCATCTCCCACGCCTTCATCCATCCGAACCACAACTCCCAGACCCCGTCGCGGCCACGGACCCACGCCGGCATCCCCGTGACGTCCGGGCTGCCGCTCTCCTCGGCGTCGTCGTCCGGCTTGGGGGTCATCATCAGGACGTCGAGCAGCCAACCCGCGACCGTCGCGAATCGGCAGTTCTCCGCTGTAGCCGGCTCTTGAGTGGACTCGTCCATCAGTTTCGCCTTGAGGCCGCGGACGGCCGGCTTCCCCTTCTTCTTCCCCTGCCCGTTCCAGATCGTGAACCACTCCTCCGGCACCTCGTCCACGATGACGGTGTGCGTCGATTCGAGGATCGCTTGGGCGACCTTCGCCGCCGACCGGAACACTTCCACGCTGAGTGGCACGGAGACCTTCACAGTCTTCTGCTCGCCGCCGACCTCCCTGAACACAGGCACCGTGAGCGAGTACCTGACCGGGTCGCCGTGGATCACCTTCAGGTGCCACTGGCCGGGCCACCACTGCTCGCCGTCGTACCGCAGGCCGGTGAAGGTGAACGGCAGGTCTTTTTTGGCGTCCTCCGTCGGCTCCTCGGCCCCCTTCTCGAGCCGCTCCGCCACGGCCTTCGCCTTCTCGGCCTCGTCCGCGACGCCCTGAGCACGCTTCCGCGTCGCCCACTGCAACTCGTGGCGGAAGATGTTCTCGATCTCTTCCTCGCCCTTCGGCGGATTGCACTTGGTCGTGTTGATCGCCTTGATCAACTCCAGAACATCCTGCTGCTCGACAGGGTCGTGGACGTTGACCATGTTGATGCACTGACGCGCCGCGAACCGGACCAGAGAGTGGTGGCGGTCGCCCTCCCCTGCCGGCTTGTAAAGGATCATGTTCGCCGACGGTTGCCGCTCGCCGCCTTCCTCGCCGGCGTCGTTCACGATCGCGACGAGCAGTTCCTTCGGCAGTTCAGCGACTTCGCAGTCCTCTGGACTCATCCCGTTGACCCACGAGTAGGACGCCCCGCTGGCGTGGGCGCTCGGCGGCATGATCGACTGCGCTCCGCGGGCGCCTCCGCCGATGCGAATCTCGAGGCCGGAGAGTTTGTGGACGGCCTTCTGCGGAAGGCGACGGTCCCACTTGAAAAGCCGGTGCGTCGATCGCTTCGACGTGAACGTGGGCGTGTACGCCTTGTCGATTCCGAACCGCTCGGCCGTCTTCCGGCCCTGCTCGGTGTCGAACTCGATGTCGATGATCCCGCTCTTCTCACCCAGTTGGACGCCGACGTTGTACTTCCTCGACCCGTCGAACCAGTGACCCAACTCGTCCTCGTCGATCGTGGCCTTGTGCTGCCACGCGGTCAGCACAGGGTGCTTCCCGGGCGTCGCGCACTCCGGGTTCAAGCATGTGCATTTGTCGCCGTTCAATCCGTGGCACGGCACGACGTACCATCCCCGCGCCGCGTACTGGGCTGCCCACTTGAACTTGGTGTCACTCATCAAATCACTCCTTTGATTGATCGCTTCTCCAACTCTTCTGGTTTTCTTCCGGCGTCACCAACCGGAGGCGGCAGTGCGACTGGTGGTACAGAACCCAAGCCTTCTCAAATTCCTCGTCGGCCAGCACCCAGCCGCCGAGGTCGTCCTGCTTGAGCGGAATGCTCTCTGCCGGGTGGGGCCAGCCGGCCAGAAAGTCGTCACGCAGTTTCGCGAACGTCAGCGGGCGGACGTGATCGACTTGGCAGGTGTCCCAAGTGATCGGCTTTCCGCTGATGTCGCTGGTCAGTGACGAGGACGACGCGAATCGCAGCCTCTTGTAGGCCCGAACGTCGCGGTCGACCGCCACACGCATCCCGTGCGTCAGCCAACTCGACCGCTTCCTGAATCCGGTGCAGCACTGAACCCAAGAAAACGAGATTTCCAGACCTCCGCGGTAGACGACGAACGTGTGATTGCACGCCGCTTTTCGCAGGACAGCCTTGGCGGATTCGTGCCGCACACGAACGCCGATGACCTCGTCCTCAAGGCCGGGGAGAATCTTCTCGTCAGGCATACTGTGACGCTGGCGGATCAGATTCAGCATGAAGTCTCCGCACTCGATGAGTTCGCCATCTGCCGTGGCCGATATGGCATTGCGGCAGTACGCAACCAGTTCTTTCAGGCTCGCGAACTCGACGCCGGCGACCATTGTCTTTTTTCGAGCCACTGAAAAGCCTCCTTCTGGCGTGCCTTCAGTGAGTCAGTTCCAAGCCGCGAAGTTCGGCCTGTCGACGATGCTGCTCGGCGCATCGTGAACAATCGTCGTGGTGCACATGCCAGTCTTTTCGTCCCACACTCGCCGGAACTCCGCGATCTGATCGCTGTCGGGGTGTATGTCCCATGACACGACAGCGCCGAACGTCTCGTAGGCCAACGAGAATGCGTCCACTCTCAGGATCGTGGACGACCCTCGGTCGTTGCCGATGAAAGTCCCGACAGCGGCGAAAACATTGGCAACGCTTGACGGGCAATCCAACTTGATTCGCATGATCATGTTTCGATTCCTTGTTGTTGAAGAAGTGTGAAACCCCCCCGCCGCCCCGACCTCTCGATCGGGGCGGCGGGTCAGGTTCGCCCGCCGGCGTGGTGGAATACGACACCAGAGGCTCGGTCAGACTTCCGGTCGGTTACGACGCCACCGCCGGCTGGGCGGCCGGCTCGTCGCGACGATGACGACGAGTGCGCCGCCGGCCCGGCGGGATGCACTACTCGTCGCTCTCGACCACCTCGGCGGCGACGGCGCCGCCGCTGAACGTCGTGAACATCCGGGTCAGCGACTCCGTGTAGAGACGGCGAGCGACCTCGCCCTCCTCCTCGGAGATCGTGCCCACGAGCCGCGGGACGATCTGGGAGTACGGCTGGCCGCCGGCACCCTTCGCCTTCTGCAACTTGAGTCCGATCACGCACTCGTAGTGGAAGGCCGGCAGCCGCTTCCGAAACGGCAGCCACGACGGCAGCGACCCCGGCCCGACGGTCACGAGCACCGGCCAGACGTCGCCCTGACGAAGGATCGCGAGGATGCGACTCTCCTTCACCCGCTTCGCACCACCCTTCGACGAGCCGAACCCAAACTCCGGCGAGATCGAGATCGCCGCCCAGTCGTAGAGACGATCGCCGATGCGATACTTCTCCAGCGCCGCCGGCGAAATCTCACTCCCGAGATCGTCCGAGAGACGTCGCGCGACGATGAGGTCGCGCGACTCGAGGATCGGACGCTGCTCGCTGGGGTCGAGCGACGGCCACAGGTAGCCGCGCTTCCCCTCGCCGACGAGCAGTCCCTTCAGTTCATCGGTGCTCTCGGTATTCCCGTCCACGTCGATCTGCCACGTCGTCGACCCGCCCAGCGGTGTCTTCACGCGGACCAAATCCATCTCCCGCATCTGCTCACCATCCAGATTGCTCTGGATGATGCGTGCCTGCCGACTGTTCGGCTGAAGGCACGGGTAGGCGACCTCTGTGGTCGCCGTCGCAATCGCTGTGGTAGCCATTTGTGGCATACTCCTGTCGTGTAGATCAGACCATCAACCTCTGCGTCACCCGACCGTCGTGTGCCGCAGTTTCGGCGAGACGAACTCGCCGACGATCCCGTCGAACTCCGTCCCAGCCGAGTAAGGCAGGCTGGGGTCCGTCCCAGCCTCTCGTGCCCTCTCGGTCAGCAAGGCTTTCAGCCTTGCTGTGTTCACCTGCGTGACCGCCTCCAGCAGCCCCGCCGATCGGGCGGCCTCCATCACCGCCTCCTTTCGCGCCTCCGGCGCAGAGAACGAGTGTGTCCACTCGATCCTCCAACTCCTCCCTGCCGCCCGGACTCCGTCCAAGCGTTGTCCCTGAAACTCTTCGATCGCGATCGACTCGTAGTGGTCGCGCTTTTTCTTGAGCGCGTCGATCTGGTCGTTGAGCGCGGCAACCTGCTTGTCAATCGCCGTGATCTCAGCGAGCGCCGTTTGCAGTGCCGGCGCGTCGTTCATATCCGTCGATGATGTCACTGAGCACCTCCCTTCGATCCCTCAGAGCCTCGTACACGCGGCCGTCCACCGTGGAGCGGCCGTCGATTGTCGCCACTAGATGCCAAATAGACACCTTGCGTTCCTGCCCGGGGCGATGCAGACGCGCAACCGCCTGAAGGTATTCAGCCAGTGAGTAGCCTAGCGAGAAGAAGACCGCGAAACGTGCCCGCGTCAGATCGATCCCGATGCCGCCCGACTGAATCTGCACGATGAGCACGTTCGTCTTCCCGGCCTGCCAGTCGGCGAGATCGTCTGCGGAGCCGCTGAGTTCGCCCCACGATCGCTTGAGCCGCTCACACGCGGCTCGCGCCGCCACGATGTCGCTCCTGAAGCGACAGAACACGACCCACGGCTCGTCAGCGGGGGAATCCCACAGCATATCCTCGAGGACTCCGGCCTTCGCGGGGTCGGCGACAATCTGCCTCGCGAGGCTCTCGCCGTCATACGTCACCGCACCACCGCAAACCTGTTGCAGGCGTAGCAGTTGGACGAGAGCGTTCGCCGGCGTGATCGTGCCCTGCTCGAGCACAGCACAGAACTCACGCTCGATCTCGCGGTAGACCTTCGCTTCCTGCGGCGACAGGTCGCACGGCAGGTCGATGAATTGTATTTGTGGGAGGTCTAGAACATCAGCGGCCACCGCACGGTGCGTCGTGGCGGCCACGCGGCGATGAGCGTCGTCGAGGTTCTTGTAGCCGATGACGAAGTTCTGGCCGGGGGCGATCATCGCGTACCGGGCCTTGTGCAGCGTGTACGTCGTGCCGAACGTCTGGCATTCAGGACTCTCGACGGCTCGCCAGATGCCGTAGCAGTCGAGGACACTATGCGGGATCATCGTGCCGGAGAGTCCGATCTTCACGGCCTCGGCGTTCTTTTTGCACACCCGGCTCGCCCAGCGGCTCGCAGCCCCGCTCGGACTCTTGAGCCGATGCACCTCGTCCCAGACGATCGCCGACCACTTGGTCTTCTCGATGATCGGCATCCGCCACGCCGTCTCGTAGTTGACTACGAAGACCACGGGCGTGCGATCGGCGAGCGCGGCCTCGACCTGCTTGACCTTCTGGGCGCTCGTGCCCTTCGTGAGGGCGACGACGCGGACGTCAGGCCACCAGAGGCTGCATTGCTTGACCCACGCCGCGATCACGGCCTTCGGGCAAGAGACAAGCACGGAGAACCCGCCGCGATCGCCGCGAGCCATGCGGCGCCTCAGAATCTCGATGGCCGTGCGGGTCTTGCCGCACCCCATCTCGTGGTGGAGCAGCACCGCGGTGCGGTCCTCGCTCCACTTGATTGCGTCGCGCTGATGCGACCACAGGCCGTCCATGCCGCTCCTCCTTGGCGGGCGGCATGGTACGCGGCTGCTAGGCGGCCAGTCAAGAGAAATCCCGAGGCCGCCCCACCTTCCCTCCGGCGTGCTGCTGCTGCCTCACGATCTTCGCGTTTTCGAGGCAGGACTTCCTCGAGCAGATGTAGACCGCTCGGTGCCGCGTGAGGACTTGATCGCGTGAGTGGAGCCGCCTGCCGACGATGTCGCCGGCCTTGATCATCCGCGGCACGAACGACGGGTGGACGCCGAGGATGCCAGCGGCCTCGCGGACGCCGATGGCGTCGCCGAACGCGATCGGCTCTTCGATCGCCGCGAGTTTGCGAAGCATCGGCTCACGCAGATGAATCCACGCGCGCGGCCGGCGGTCGTTGGTGCCGCCGCGTGCCTGCACCCTCTCGTCGTACTCGCGGTAGTTCGCGTCGCACTCCGTGCCGTTGTAGAGCACGAACGCCCGCTGCCCAGTGCCGGCGCCCTCCATCTCGCTGGCCGACAACCAGCCCTTCGACAGCATCCTCGCCGGCACGGACCAGTGCAGGCCCATGATGGCGGCGGCCTCGTGCGGGCCGACGGCCTGATTCACGGCCTGCCGAATTTCGCTCTCTGTCAGTCGTCTAGCCATCGATCGCATCCTCTACGTGTCCGGCGGCAAACTGCTGCCGGTTGGGTGGATTTTGACGGCGGGAAAGGTGGTTGGCAAACTCCGGTTGACAAGATGCAATGGAGGCGGCAACACTCTAACTCCGAGGCGGCTGGACACACCCTCAGAAACGCGAAAGGAGTCGATAAATGCCCATCCAACGTGCCTATATCGCGGTGATTTCGTGGATCGACGGCGACGTCGAGGACGCCGATGAACTCAGGGTCTTCGCCGAATCGGCCGAACAGGCCAAAACGCTCGCCCGGGAAGTCTGGCTCCGAGCCAAGTCGCCCCGGTGGCCGACGTGCCGGATCACCTCGGTGGAGGCTTTCCCCCCTGCGAGGCTCTCGACGCTTGCGTGATCGGAAGGGTGGTGTCACCCTCCGCAGTGAGGTTGCAACATGACTCACACTCTCCTGTCTGTACTCCACGATCTGTACGTGCCGCTCAGGTCGCTCTGCCCAAGAAGCGTCGAGAACTACGAATTCACGATTCGTGCGTTTTCGACGTTTCTTGGGCGAGAGGCGACTCTGGACGACCTCGACGAACTGACCGTCGCGAGGTACCTAACCAATCGCGTCAAGGAGCGCGCGATCGCCACGGCCGCGAAGGACCGCGCCCAACTCCGCGCACTCCACGAGTTCAGCGTTCGCCGCAAACTTTGCGACCACTGGCCTCAGTATCCGCCGATTCGGGTGCCCGACCGCGTGCCGGAGGCGTGGTTCTCCGGCGAGATGCAGAGGCTTCTTGACAGTGCTGGTCAAGAGAAGACGGTCCTCGACGGCATCCCCGGCGGCTTGTGGTGGCGGGCGCTCCTGCTTCTGGCCTACGACACGGCCGAGCGTGCGACCGCTCTGACGAGCCTCCGCTGGAGGAACGTCAGAGGCTCATCGGTCCTCTTCGTGGCCGAGGACCGCAAGGGCCGTCGCCGCGACATCCTCCGCGAGATCGGCGAAGACACTCTGGCGGCGCTTGAAGCGATCCGTGGCGACCGCGGGCCTGACGACCTCGTCTTCCCGTGGCCTCGGACGAAGACGTACCTCTGGCGGCGGCTCGAGATCATCCTCGAGCGAGCCGGCCTGCCTCACGGCCGAAGGGACAAGTTCCACAGAATCCGCCGGACGACCGCGTCCTACTACGAGGCCGCCGGCGGCTCGGCGCAGCGGCTTCTTGACCATTCCGACCCGGCGACGACGAGGAAATACATCGACCCGCGGATCGTCAGGCCGCAGGCTGCGCCGGAACTGATCCCGAGGGTGTCGTGACCGACATCGTGACACGCCTGCGCCGGTGGACGCACGCCGTGGACGCTGCACCGGCGAGCGACCTGATGGACGAGGCGGCGGATGAGATTGAGCGGCTTTTGCGAATCATCAACCGGGCGGCAGGAGACTTGAGCAGGCTTCAGGGCGAGAACCTCCGGCTGCGGTCGCTGTGCGGGCTGGCGGCGAACCAGCCGATACCGGAGATAATGTCGTGAGTGAGAGCCTGAGAAGAACTGACGCCACACGCACTAGGTAACGCCGCATGAACCTCGCCGCCGCCGCCGAATTCCAGCAGGAGATCGCCCGCCTCCAAGCGGTCATCGACTCACTACGTCAGGAGGTGCGCGAGCAACGCCGGGAGATCGCCGGCCTGCGCGAAGAGCGGCGAGCGATACTCGACGCGGATCGACCGAGGGTGGATCAAGCGCTCGGAGGATGACGCCCATCCCATATGCGAAAACCATCAGTAATGAGTGTTTTTCACATACGATTTGGGCGGCCGGAACTAGGTAACTTCACAAAGAATTAGGTAGTAAACTAGGTAATACCACTCACTTTGCTCGCCGTCATACCGGCTGGACGCCATATCCAGCCAACTGGACGCTGCCCTCATAGTCAGCGGCTGCCGGCGGGCTGCCCCGAGGCGTAACGCGGCCCGACAACGGCTTGGCGACGAGTGGACCGGGACAGTGGCACAGCGATCCCGGCGGGCAGGCACCGCACCGATAAAGCGGCCAGCCGAACCCGCCGGGGTCGCGTTCTGGAGAGTGGAACATGAAAGAATTCGATACACCGCAGCCCATCGACATCGTCATCCGCCTGCGCCAGACGCGGGCCGAAATGATTGGCACTGACGACGAGCAGCACTACTGGGACTGCCATGATGCGGCCGACGAGATCGTTTCGCTGCGGGTGTTGCTGAAGCGGCAGAGCGAGGCGGCACATCAAGCAGTCACAATGATGGGCAGGTACGCCGAGCGATACGGATTCCTGCTGGGCGGGCTGGAGATGGTTGCCATCGGGCATACGACGGCCGAAAGGGTGTTGAGGTGTGCGAGAGACAAATACCCGGAAGACCCCGCAAGTACCCCGCAAGTAGCCCGCAGAACGCACAAGAACAGGAGCGGCGAGACATGGACACTGAGAACACGCAAGGCGCGGCCGAGCCGTCTCCTGCATCCGCTGGTTCTCAGCCGGTGGCGTGGGCTGTCTGGTCGCCATCTTTCGGCTATCCGTTTGGCGATGCGGCAATCTTCAAGCGGAACGAACTTGCAATCGAAATGTGCGTGATGAATGGGTACGGCGTTGACGACATTGTTCCGCTGTATCGCAAGCCGATGTTGGCAGACGAGGAGTTGAAAGCGATCCGAAGGGCGAAGGCAGTGGCACGCGAGATGCACGACTCGCGAATAGAGGCTGCGCTGGGTGGCCTACTGGAGCGGCTAGGCTGAGAACGGCTGCATTGAGCAGCCCGAGAGGGGACTTTGATATGACGCAGGACGATGCCGGGTCTGCTCCAATGCTTGGTTCTCAGCCGGTGGCGTGGGCTGTTGTGCGCACCGATGGGGAGTTTGAGTGCGTGCGCGAGTTGGAGGATGAGGCCCGCGAATACGCTGCATGGGTGCGGTCGGAGATGGGCGGGCAATACGACGTTCTGCCACTCTACGCCAGCGACAGGTGTCCTCACATTCTCGGAAAGACGACGCACTACTGCTCGCTCAACTTCACGCTCACCAATGCGGAGCGGGCGGCGATCAGCGAGGCTTGCGACGAGGGGCGATGGTATCCACGCGATTACCACCATATTCGCACGCTGCGCGGGCTGCTGGAACGGCTAGGCTGAGAACTTGTGTTTACACGGTCCGTATAACACGCCGCTTCCGTATATCACGCCGCCCCACTCATACGCGAAACTCATCGCAAAACGACTGATTGCCAATATGATCGGGGCGTCGCGATCAGACGGCGCAGCCGCTCGTCGCCCGCCACCACGCCACGGTCTCGGCGATCCCTTCTCGCAGCGTGACCTGCGGCTCCCACCCGAGCACCTTGCGTGCCAGTGAGGCGTCGACCGCACGGCGAGGCTGGCCGTCCGGCTTCGAGGAGTCCCAGCGGATCGTGCCGTGATGCTCGCACTCGCCGGCGATCAGTTCGGCGAGGTCTCGCATCGTCACCTCGCCGCCGCCGCCGAGGTTGACAGGCTCCGGCGTCTCGATGCGTTCGGCGGCACAAAGAATCCCTTCGGCCGCGTCGGCGACGTGCAGAAACTCGCGGCTGGCACTTCCGGTCCCCCAGAGCGTGACGTCGCCGGCATCGCAGAATCGCCGGATCATGGCTGGGATGACGTGGCTGGACGCCGGGTCGAAATTGTCCCCGGGGCCGTACAGATTGGTCGGGATCACGACGGCCCCCTCCATCCCGTACTGGGCGTGGTACTGCTTCAGGAGTTCGTAGACGGCCCTCTTCGCCACGCCGTACCCGGCGTTCGTCGGCTCTGGGTAGCCGTTCCAGAGGTCTTCCTCCTTGAACGGCACGGGCGGCGAGACGGGGTACGAGCATACCGTCCCGACGGCGACCGTGCGGCGGCACTCGTGCAGGCGGGCGGCCTCGACGACGTTCAGGCCCATCGCGAGGTTCGCGTATGTGAACCTGCCCGGCGTCCGCATATTGGCGCCGATTCCGCCGACCTCCGCGGCCAGATGCAAGACGACGTCCGGCCGGCAGGCTGCGAACAGTCTCGCCGTGGACCGCGGGTCGGTCAGGTCGCACACGCGCCGCCGCGGCACGGTGACCTGCGTGCAGCCGCGCTCCTCGAGCAGCCGGCACACGACGCGGCCGAGGAACCCTGCCCCGCCGGTGACCAGCACACGGCAGTCAGCGAGACTGAGCGACGACATACTCCTGCCTCGCGAGTTCGATGTCTGCCTCGACCATCAGTCGGACCAGTTCGTCCGGCTGCGTCGCCGGCCGCCATCCGAGGACTCGCTCGGCCTTCGCGGCGTCGCCGAGGAGGAAGTCGACCTCGGCCGGTCGGTAGTAGCGGAGGTCGATCTCGACGTAGTCGCGGTAGTCCATGCCGGCAGCGGCGAACGCGGCCTCGCAGAACTCGCGGACAGTCTGCGTCTTCCCGGTGGCGATGACGTAGTCGCCCGGCTCGTCCTGTTGCAGCATGAGCCACATCGCCTCGACGTAGTCGCCGGCGAAGCCCCAGTCCCGCATGGCATCCATGTTGCCGAGGAAGAGTTTGTCTTGCAGGCCGTGCTTGATCCGGCCGACGGCCCGCGTGATCTTCCGCGTCACGAAGGTCTCGCCACGGCGTGGGCTTTCGTGGTTGAACAGGATGCCGCAGGAGGCGTGGAGGCCATAGGACTCTCGGTAGTTGACGGTGAGGTGGTGGGCGAAGGTCTTCGCGCACCCGTAGGGTGATCGCGGCTTGAACGGCGTTGTCTCGTTCTGCGGCTCCGGTGACGCATTGCCGTACTGCTCGCTCGACGACGCTTGGTAGACGCGGCAGTCGGGGACCGACCGGGCGGCCTCGAGGACGTTGAGCGTGCCGAGGGCCACGCTTTCTGCCGTGTAGTGCGGCTGGTCGAACGAGACGCGGACGTGTGACTGCGCCGCCAAGTTGTAGATTTCGTCCGGCCCGACCTCGCGGACGATCCGCATCAAGGCGCCGCCGTCGGTGACGTCGCCGTAGTGCAGGTGGAGCGAGTCGAAGATGTGCTCGATGCGCTGCGTGCCGAACGTGCTCGAGCGGCGGACTATACCGTGTACGGTATATCCCTTGGCGAGAAGGAACTCTGCCAGATAGGAGCCGTCCTGCCCCGTGATCCCTGTGATGAGTGCTGTAGGCATGGCGGCATTGTAGCGTTTTGCCGCCTACGAATCGCGTCCTCGCCAGAATGCCCACGCCCCCGCCACGAGCGGCGGCAGCCAGATGGCCCACGCCTGCGGCACCTGCCAGCCGAGCGAGCCGCTCGCCACGATTGCGAGGACGCCGACGATGCCTCCCGCGATACGCCAGCCGCACGCCGACAGGACGGCCGCGACGAGTCCGAGGAGGAGCACGGTCGCGACAATTGCCGCGACGAGGAACGCGAGGGACTCCATCACTCCGGCCCCGCCACTACGCCCTCTGCCACGCCCACCTTCGCCACGTACTGCATCAACGCCCCCACCGCCGCCGCGAGGTCGGGATCGGAGTCGGCTCCCGCGAGCAGGTCGCGTACGTGCAGCCGGATCGGCTCGGCGGGTGCCTCCTCCACGCCGGTCTCGGTGGTGCGGAATCGGACCAGCGTGACGCGGGCTTCGGCTTCGCCTCCTGTCACGCTTGACACTACGATTTCACGGACCCACAGGCGGTCGTACGTGGCTGCGTAAGACAGCGGCTCGGCAGCGTACAGCGTGGGGATGTCAGGCATTGATCCTCTCCTCTAGTGCGGCGATGCGTGCGTTGCTTTCTTGCAGTGCCTTGATCAACACGGGCACCAACTTTTCATACGCCAACCCCAGATGGTCGCCGCACTGCGCGACCACGCTGTCGGCGTAGTCGGTGCCCGCGAGTGCCGCCTGAGCCTCTTGTGCGATCAGTCCGACCTGACGCTCGGTGGCGAAGTTGCGGTCGCTCTGCGGTATGAAGTCGAACGCGACGGGTCGCAGCGATTCGATGACGCTGGTGGCGTCGGTCAGCGATTCGACGCGAGTCTTGAAGCGGGCGTCTGAGGTGGCGATCGTCGCGTTGGTGGCGTAAATCTGGGAGTTGACTTGCAGAAGGTAGGCACCGTTGTCGGTGGTGGTGCCGATGAGTACCTCACCGCCCAGCGCCTGCATGTAGATCGGATACGAAACGGACGATCCGAAACTCTGGCACTGGATGTACGTGCCTCCAGTGCTTGTGTTTACTCCTCCAATGCCAAGCCCATAGCCTGCCGAGAAGTTCTCAATCGTCAGAGGGTAGTATGTTTTCGCACCAAGCGCCGGAGTGCCGTTTGCAGATTGATACAGTGACGACGTGCCGACGATGTTCAGTCGCTCCGTCGTCATCTGCGTCCCAATCCCCACATTCCCGCTCGCATCCACCCGCACCCGCTCAAGCGAGTCGGTGACGATCGACAGCGAATTTGCACCGCCGACCTGCTGGATGCCCGTATCGTCGTCCCCGCTGATCGCCAGTCCCGGCTTGTACGAGCCGCTGCTGCCGCTGCCTGCGGTGACGAAGCATTGCCCAGCCATCACCGTCTGCGCGACACCTGTGCTGGCATCGGTGCGACACCGCATCACCTCGCTTAGGCTGCCTGCACCGCCGCCCGTCTGCGCGAAGAACACCAGCGCGCCAGCGTAGTTCTGTGATGCGGACGAGTCCTTGACGCCCTGAATCGCGCCGAATCCGTAGTCCGCAGTGCTGTTCCCTGTCTGGCCCTTGAAGAACACAGTTGGTCCGACATTGACCGCAGCGGTCGCCGTAGAGGTAAGGACAACAGTATGAGACGTGCCGTTTGCCGGTGCAGAACCGACGCTGCCAGACACGGAGACGCTTCCCGACGTAACCGCCGCCGCACCGGTGAACGCCGGACTCGCCGTCGGCTGCACGGACAGCACCGTGCGTGCCGTCGCGGCGTCCAGTTCCTCCACGTCGCCTGCACCCGCAGACGAGCGACCGAGAATGCGGTTGGTGGCGGAGACGTTCTGGAGTTTGGCGTAGGTGACGGCGTCGTTCTGAATCTTCGCCGTGCTGACGGTGTTGTCCGTCGGCGTGCGGGTGTCGCTGAGACGCGAGTCGTTGCCCTGACACGCGGTGCCGCCACTGGTCCCGTACGTCACGCTCACCGTGCCGTTGATTGACACGCCCAGCCCCGAGCCGACGATCATCGCACCGGCGGCACCCGTCGTCGCGAGTGGCAGGCGGGCGGCGTCCAGCGTGCCGGAGGTCACGGCACTGGCCGCGATGGCGATCGTCGTGTTCGACGCCGCCGTCAGGCGACCGTCAGCGCCGACGGTGAACGTGGCGACCTGCGTTGCCGAGCCGTAGGACGCTGCGGACACACCGCTCGCGGCGATTGTCGGATTCGGGTATGTGCCTGCGAGCGAGCCGCCTGCACTGCCCGTCGGAGTGCGGGAGTCGGAGAGCCTCGCGTCATTGCCGATGCACACGGTGCTCGAAGACGAGCCCGTCGGAATGCGGGCAATGTCCAGCGTGCCGGACGTGATGTCCGACGCTGCGTGCGTGTGCGACGACGACGCCTTGCCATCGAGCGCCGTCTGAAGCCCGGTCACGTCGGAAATCGCGTGCGTGTGGCTGCTTGACGCCTTGCCGTCGAGGGCGGTTTGCAGCCCCGTTACATCAGAGATCGAGTGCGTGTGCGACGCGAGGGCGTAACTCTGGAACGTGAACGACGTGATGACGTTCGAGGCGTCCTTGAAATACAGAACTTTGTCGGCGTAGTTCAGTGCCAACTCGCCGTGCAGGAGCGACGACGGGGCCGATGCTCCGGGCGTGCCGTTGCGCTTGAGTTGGACCGGCGTTGGCACTAAAAAGACCCTCCATCGAGCGTCTCAAGAAACGCCACCGACGTGCCGGACGCGGAGTAGGTCAGGATGCCGTCGGTCGTGCCGCCCTGCACGGCAGAGACCGTGTCGAGCGCGTTCGACCCGAGGACGCTGCCCTTCGGCACGGTCGCGAGGCCAGTTCCACCCTTCGTAGGCCCGATCGCCGTTGCAGACCACACGCCGGTGGTCACCGTGCCGAGCGTCGTGATCGACGTCTGGCCGGCGTAGGCCGTCGAGATGTCGATGGAGTCGGCTGCCACGCTGATCCGATCCGCCGTCCCGACGGCGTTGATCGTGCTGCCGTCCTTCGTGAGGCCGTTGCCGGCGGTGATCTGGCCGGCGCCGGAGAACTGGGCGAACGCCAGCGACGTCGTGCCGACCGTGATCGTGCCGTTTGTCGTCAGCACCCAGCCCGTGTCCGCGTTCGTCGTGCCTTCCTCTACGAACGTGAACGCACCCGGCGTCACTTCGGCGTCAGCGTCGAAGTCGGTGGCACGCACCGCCGCCCCGGACGCCTGCACGACGTAGATGCCGTTCTGCGACGCCGTGTCCTGATTCTTGACGAGCACCCGGTCGCCCGTGGCGAGCGTCACGCCGTCGATCGCGTCGCCGTTCTCAAGCGCGCTCGACAGGTCGATGTTCGCCGTGGTCGCGGCCCTGACGCTTTGCTTGACGTCGAGGCCGTTCCTCGCAGCATCGACGTCCGCTTTCCTCGCGGCGTCGTTCGCATCTGTCGGCGCCGCGAGGTTCGTGATCTTCTGCGAGTTCATCGTCAGCGACGCCGTCGGCGCAGCGAATGACGTCAGGTTGTACGCCTTGACCGTGGTCTCGAGGTCGGTCACGTTCGCCGCGACGTGTGTGTGGACGGCGGACGCGGCGGAAACATCGACCGAGGTCAGGCTGACTGTGCCGACCTTTCCGTTGACGCTTGAGACCGGCCCGTACTTGGCCGCCTCTGTCGCGAAGTCAGTGACGTCGGCTGCGACGTGCGTGTGGACGGCGGACGCCGCGCTCACGTCGACTGACGTCAGGCTGACAGTCCCGGTCTTCCCGTTGACGCTGGAAACCGGCCCGACGAGCGACGCGGCTGTCGTGAAGTCGGTGATCTTGACGCTGGTCAGCGACGGGATGTCGTCGGCCACGAGCGCACGGAACGTCGGCGCCGCGTCCGGCCCCGAAGTCGGCCCGGCGAGCACCTTGTTGGCCTCGCGGACAGTGACGATCGAGATGAACGCCCCGCCGCCGCCGATAGCGACCACGTTCGCGGCGTTCGTGCCGCTCGAGCCGGTGCCGATGTAGAGCGTGCCAGCACCGCCCGTGCCGGCGGCTTCGGCGTAGGCTAACTCCGCATTCAGGAGATGCTCAGGAGCCGAGCCGCCTGTAGACCTGCGGATACGAATGCGATTAGCCATGCGAAGTTACCTCCATCCACTAGGTTTGTTTCTGCGTAGTCGCGCCATTTGCCTGTTGAGTACCGCAGCACGTCGCCGTCCGCCGGCGAGGCGATCTGCACGTCCGTCAGTTGGCTCAGTGCCGTGGCGCCTCCAGTCGCCCCGATGTCGCCGGACGGACCCTGCGGCCCGATGCCGCCCGTGACCGCTGCCGCGACGGCTCCGCTGCCGACGGTCGCCGAGACGCCGGCGCCGCTGACGGTCGCCGAAATCCGCGTTCCCGTGACGCTGGCCGTGATGCTCACCGCGCCACCTCGACGAAGCCCGAAAGTGCCGTCCGCTTCACGTCGCCCGGGGCGATCCACTCAAGCCGCCACGAGTACGTGCCCGGCTGGAGCGCCTCGGTCTGTGCCTCGGTCATCGCGACGGACACGACGCCCGTCGAGGCGTTCGTGATCGTCGAGGTGATCGTGCCGACCGAGTTCCCCGTGATCGGCGACACGATCGACGATGACACCGTGTACCCCGACATATCTATGTCAAAGTCGATAGTCGTTCCGAACTGGTCCCCGCGACGGAGCGAGAGGTTCAGCGGACCCGGCAGTTGGCTGTAGGTATTGCTCACCGAGGCTGCTCCACGGAGACCTTGTATTGCCTCGCCTCTTCAGCGGCCTTGGGCTGGAGCGCGTAGAGGAGCCGGGTCTGCTCCTCGATCGCGCTGGCGATGTCCTTCTGCGACTCCGAGATCGTCTTCAGGAACGCCGAGTGCTGCTCCACGAGCGGCAGGAGGACGTCGGTGCGGAGGAAGTAGCCTCCGGCCACGCAAAGCAAGGTCGGCAGGCCGTAGCGTTCGAGGACCGTCTTCAAGACGTCGTTCATTTCTTCACCGCTCACGGGACGCCTCGTGACGCCACAAAGGCAGAATGCGGCGTTATTTCATTGTATCGTTTTGCAGCCTTACCCACGCAGCATCCACGCGGCCGGCGAGGACCGACAAATCCCCATCGTTGAGCACCTCGTCGTCCACGAGGCGGGCCTCGATGCCACGCTCGCTCGAGTGCGACCCGGCAGAACCAGCCAATCCAGCCCCGGGCCTGACGACGCGCCAGACGTACCCGCCGCGGGCGTGGATCGCCTCGGCCTCGTTGTCGAATCGGACGTCCGTGATCACGGCGAGCGGCGACTCAGAGTCTTCGATCCGCTTCATGGTCGCCATCACCCAGATTTCCGGGTGGATCGTCTCGCGCCCCCACTCCGTGCCGATCGTCTGGAGGAGCCGCCGCGGGCTGGCCGGCAGCCACGGCAGGTCGCGTTCCTTGTGCCGGCGGTCCTGCAACTCGGCGATCGACATCCCGGTGATCGCCGAAATCGCCGCGTACAACGGGTCAGCGAATCCGAAGACGCCGGCGCCGTGCCGTGCCGCCAGCATCTCCGCCACCGTGTTTTTGCCGCAGCCGGCGGCGCCGCAGAGGCCGAGGATCATCACTTCACCCCTGCGACGTGCATGGCCGTCAAGCCGCCCTCTGGGCGGTAGAGGAACGTCTCCATCGCTCGGCGGGCGCCTATGAATCCGTGCTCGGAGTGCCAGTCGTCCGTGGCCCCGACACTGGGAGCGGTTCGGACGATCACCGACTCGATGGTCTCGATCGGCCGCTGCCACTCGGCGGCCTGCGAGTGGTAGTGTCCCGTGTGGTACTCGCGGTACGGGCATCGCGCCCAATCGGCGGCGGCCTCGATCGCCATGATCTGCGGCAACTTCCGCTTCGCCCGGTGGCCGTGGGCGATTCCGAGCAGATTGGCCCCGTGCGTGACGTACTGCCGGCCGGTGAACTTCATGCTCACGGCGACGCGCTGGTCGTTTCGGAACCGCTCGAACAGGATGCGCTGAAACGCCCAACTGAGGGTCTCGTCATGGTTCCCGTTCACGACGTGGACGTCGGTCGGCGTCGTCGCGGCGGACTGCTCGACGATCGACAAGAGCGCGTCGCTGCCGACCTCGATCATCTTCTGAAGGCGGCCGTCGCGCTCCAACTGCGTGCCGCTGGTGGTGGTCCCGTGCGGCGAGTCGTAGTGAAAGAGGTCGCCGAGGTAGAAGATGCTCCTCCGAGCGGGCTTGTACTCGTTGCCGACGGCGATCAGTTCGTTCGACGTCTGCCTGATGACGCGGTCGGCGATGTCGAGATCGTAGTCGCCGTGTCCGGTTGTCTTGCTCCACGCATACTTGCCGACGTGAACGTCCGCCACCACGATGACCTGCCACAGTTCTCCCTTCGGCTTCTTGTGGCGGCTCACCGGCCGCTGCTTGAGGCCGACGGCGCCGGCGATCATCGCCTCCACAACCTCGCGGGTCGTCGGCCCCGCCTTGGGCTTCAGCCGGACGAAGACGCGGTGTAACTCGGTGACGGTCGTGCCGCCCTTGCCATCGCTCGTCGCGCACTCCCACTTGGTGGCTTCGGATGCCGCTACTTCATACCGCTGCAAGTCCGCCTCGATGTGCGCGAGGAGGTCTTCGACGGTCTTGATGCGGCGGCTCGTGCTGCGGGCCTCGAGCACGTCGCCCTCGCGCTTGGTCGTGACCTGCTCCGCGTCCGGGGCGGGTTCAGGCTGTGGCAGTTTGGCCGCCACCTTGGCGATCAAGTCCTCCTGAGCCATGCCTTCACTCCTTGCGGGCCGATGACGATGCCCAGTTCGCCGAGCGTCGCCGAGATCGCCCGGCACGCCGTGATCTCCCGCTTGCCGAACCGGCCTGCAAAGTACGCATCGCGGAGCGGCAGAACCTGCTCCGCCTGCTCCGGCGTGAGCCGCTGCCACCACGGTTTGACGTGCGGCGTCGTGTCCACCCGGGACGCGACTCGTTCGATGAGGTCATCCGCTGACAACTTCTCGTCCATGCTGCACCTCACGAGAGACCGTCGCACGCCATCAGGAGTGCGCTGATGTGATGCCCGACACGCTCCTCGTCCCCTGACAGGATCGCTTCCACGCCAGACCCGGCGGCGTCGATGGCCCCCGCGTGGACGCTCTCGCAGACCGCGGCGTCCTCGGCGAACACGGCTCGGTTAAAGTCCACGACCGCCCTGTTGAACACCTCGCGGCGTTCCGCCTGTGCCGGCGAGAGGTCGCCGACCTTCGTCGCGTAGACCAGAGACGTGAACTCCGTGTCGCCGACGCCAGCCGGCGAGAAGAACTGGACCGATACGCTCATGCCGGCCGCGCTCGCGATTGTGCAGTGCGGGAAGACCAGTTGGTGGACGTAGCCGGCAGGCTTGTACGGACGCGACGCGAACACGTCCTCCATCGATTCAAGCCACGCCGTGGTCTTCGCGGACAAGGGCGTCGACCACGACGAGTGCGGGCCGGCGAATGAGAACTCGCCGCCGTTCGCGCCGAGCCGGTGGAACGTCTCCGGGTGGACGTGGCCGACGTGGTACGCCTCGAGCGTGTTCTCGACGGCGATCTTCCAGTTGCACCGCATCCAGATGCGGTTCGTGTCGAGTTTCTCGCCGCAGGCTTCCGTCATCGCGGCGATCGTCCCCCAAGCATCTCCGAGCCACGCCTCCAGTTCGATCGCTTTCGTGCGGCAGACGAACACGAGGTTCCCGCACCGGGCCGTCTCGTACACGGCGAGGCCGTGCTCCGCGAGGTTCACGCCGTCGAAACTGGGCCGCTTCGGCACCCGGCACGGTAGGCCGTCAGGCCCGAACTCCCAGCCGTGGTAGCCGCAGACAAGCGGGCCGGTCCCGCAGGGCTTCGTGACAAGCCTGTTGAGGCGGTGCGGACAGACGTTCAGGAACGCCTTCAGTTCGCCGTCGACGTTCTGGACGATGACCTTCCCGCGGACGACGTAGTCGCCGTCTCCGGCGATCTCGTTCGCCATGCAGGCCGGAGTCCAGACGGAGTTCGCAAGCGCCGTCACCTCGCGGGCGTACTGCTCCTCAGAAGCGTAGTAGGCGGCCGGGATCATTGTGCTGTCATGCCCCCGTCGATCGTGAGGATGGCCCCCGTCGTCCACTTCTGCCGCAGGAGGTACTGGATCGCCTCGGCGACGTCCTCCGGCTCGCCGAGGCCGAGGAGGTGATCGTCGACCACGGCTTGCCACTGCTTCGGAGACATCGTGTGCTCGAGCCGCTCCTGCATCGGCGTCCTGACGACGCCGGGGGCGACGGCGTTGACCCGGATGCCGGAGGGGGCCAGTTCGACCGCCAGCGCCTTGGTCAGCCCGAGCACTGCCGCTTTCGACGCGGCGTAGGCGCTCGCAGCGGCCTGTCCGACGATTCCAGCCACGCTCGCCACGAACACGATCGCGTCGGACCCGCCGGCCCGAACGGCCGGCTGCCGGAACGCCTTGGCGACGTGCCACGCCGTGTGGTAGTTCGCCGCGATCATCTCGTCCGCTTTGGCGTGCGTCTGGTATCGCAGGGGGATCAGCGAGTGGATGCCGGCGGCGTGGACGACGCCATCGAACTTCCCGTGGACCGCAGCGATGTCCGCGAGCACGTCGTCGGTGCGGTCGCCCAGCGACACGAGGTCGATGCTCTTCCAGCCGTGGTTGCCTGCTGGCAGTGCGTCGTGGACTTCCCGCAGGCGGCCGTAGTCCCGGCCGAGCAGGTAGACGTCGTGGCCTCCGGCGGCCAAGAGTCTCGCCGTGGCGGCCCCGATGCCGCTGGACCCTCCGGTCACGAGGTATCTCACTCGGCGACCTCCACGAGGTCGTGGAGCCTCGTCGTGGACAGGTCGGCGGCGACGGCGCAGTACGACCAGCCACCGCCGAATCCGGCCATGACCGTCTTCCCCTTGCCGCCGGTGGTCACGAGCGCCAGCGGGATCGACGCGCTCGACACGTTGCCGAACCGCCGGACGACGCCGTCGACCCACTTTGACTCCGGCACGCCGCACTTCTCGCGGAGGTGGCGGAGCATGAACTGGTTCGGCTGGTGCGGCACGATCTGGTCGACCGTGTCCATCGTCCAGCCGGCCGCAGCGAGCGACTCGGTGACCATCATCGGCACCGTCCGCACCGCGAACTCAAAGACCTCGGCGCCGTTCATCTTCAAGTACGCCGTGTCGCCGTGACCGAGCGACAGATGATCCGCCCCGCTCCCGTCGCTGCCGAAGGCGACGTGCATGGGCGGAGCGTCCTCGTCCCGCTCGAGGATCGTCGCGCTCACTGCGTCGCCGAAGAGAGGCTCGGTCGCCCTGTCGTTCGGCGAGACGACGGTCGACAGGCAGTCGCCGGCGACCAAGAGGACGCGGGGCACGCCGGCGGCCACGAGGCCGGACGCCACCGCGAGGCCGTAGGTGTAGCCGGAGCACCCTTGGTTCACGTCGAACGCAGCACACGCCGTGCCGAGATTGAGCCTGCCGTGCAGGACGTTCGCGACCGGGGGGATGCGCTGATCCGGCGTCTGCGTGACGACGACGATCGCCTGCACCGCCCGGCCGAGCACCTCGCGGCACGCGGCCTCGGCCAAGTCGGTGAGCGTCAGGCGATCGACGACACGACGCTCGCGGACGCCGGTGGCGGCCTCCAGTTTCGACGCCGCGGCGCCCCAGCGCGACTGATCTCGCACGGTCGAAGGCACGGCCACGGCGATGTCGCGGATCGCGACGCCTTGGATGCTCATTGGATTCCCACGAGCGCGGCCAAGTCGCCGACGGTCCTTGCTTCCATGAGCCGTGCGGCGCTCACGATCACGCCGTACTTCTTGTCGGCCATCGCCATGAACCCCATCGCGCTCATGGAGTCCCACCCGGCAAGGTGGTTCAGGGACATCTCCGGCTGGCTGGTGCCGGCCGGCTGCTCGACCAGTTGGTCGAGCGCTTCGCAGAACTCGCTCATTGTGGCTTCCTGTAGATAACGGCCGCAGGGACTCCCATCACGGTGGATCGCTCCGGCGCCTCGCGGACGACGACGCTGCCGCTGCCAACGATCGACCAGTCGCCGGCGTGGGCGTGTGGCAGGATGCTCGCGTGCGACCCGACGAGGACGCCCTCTCCGAGGCTCGCGTGCCCGCAGATGTCGGCGTGGCTTGAGATCGAGCAATAGTCGCCGGTCACCGTGTCGTGGCCGACGGTCGCAGCGCAGTTGACCGTCACGAACCGCCCGATGGACGAGCCGACGCTCAGGATCGCATGGGGGCAAATCACGCAGCCCTCTCCCATCGCGGCCGGCTCGGTGACGATCGCGGTCGGGTGAACGAGCGTCCAGAACCGCGCCCCGCGACTGCGGAGCCGCTCACAGACGATCCGCTTGAGGGCCGGCTCGCCGATGCCGCACAGGAAGACGTCGCGAGGTGAGAATACGAGGTCGTCAGGCAGGACGGGCAGGCCGCACGCGACGCCCTCGGCCGTGTCGAGGAAGGCGTCCACGTCGATGCCTGCGTCCCGTGCCCAGCGGAGCACCTCGCGGCCGAAGCCGCCGGCGCCCACGATGTACGTGTTGCTCACGGCTGCTTGTCCTCTTGCAGGCGGTAGCCTAAGAACCAGAGGATTCTGCTCACGTCGCGGGCGCTCGCCGTGATCGTCTCCTCGGACATCTGCGGGAAGCACACATGGAGCGCCTCGTGGATTTCGGTCTCCATGCGAGTCCGACCTTTCAGCCGCGAGTCGATCAAGACCTTCCGCACCGACGGCTCGTCGGGCTTGTTCGGGTCAGGCAGGTACGCCCACCCAGCCGCCTGCCCTCGGAGACGGCTATATCGCCACACCCAGCGGGCGCCAGCGATCAGGAAGTGGTGGGTCGCCGCCATGCCGGATAGTGTCCTTGGGACGCCTAGCGTAAGTCAAGTGATGTTTTTTGGTGCTAGCACGCACGCGATGTGCTGCTGCTCTCACCGATCCTTCACAACGACGACTTGGGCTGCTTTGTGCAGGACTCGCATCTTGAGGCAGTAACACCGCAGAAAAGCGTCAATCCCTTCTTTCGTGTCGATGCTTCCAAAAGAGTGCTCGTGTGGGATCACGTACCTGTAGTCGTCGAACACAAGAACTCCACCTCTAGTCAGGAGCATCCACGACAGCACGGCGTTTTCAAGCACAACCCTGCCGTCGTGGTTGCCGTCTATGTAGATGCACTCAAATTCACGTCCTGCTTGAATGAATGATAGGAGTGCCTTCGTGATGTCGGACTTGACCATGATGGCGCGACCAGCAGTGTTCTCCGCAAACCTCCGCTCAATGCGCTCATCTAGCCAATGGTCAACGCACGTCAGTTCGTCGCCGTCGCTCATGGCGTTGCTGATGAGCCACGTCGCCGACCTGCCCTCGTAAGAGCCGAGTTCCAGAAATCGCCTTCGGCCCTGTGGGAGCGCCGGGACGACCACCTTCTCCCATACTGGAATCGTGTATGAGTGCCAGTCTGACGTGAACGTGGTCATCCGTCCTCCATCCTTCCCTGAAAATACCGCAGCGCCAAGTGGCTGTAGTCTTGGTCCCTCCACACCAGAAGGCCGTCTGGTCGCCTGTCGAGAGGGTATTCTCCGGCCACCATCTGCGGCATGAACAGATAGCGTTCCTCGTACTTTCTGTTGTCTCGCGAGCCGTGCCATTTGTGGTACACGGTGCCTCGCAGAGTTCCTACAGTCGGCTTCAGCGACAGCATCCGCTCCCGATACGCCTTATAGGACGGCGTCTCGGCGAATGCGTGGCTTTCGCTTTTTGGCAGCCTCGGCACACCGGGCGTCATTGAAAACACCCACGCCGCGTCTCCTCCGCCAAGCGGGTGCCTGTCATAAAACCCGCCGCATCGCGCAAAGAATTCCCTCGTCATCGCCCATGCGAATCCGGGGTGAAATCTTCCGAGAAGCGGCTGCTCGCCTTGGCGTATCGCCATCGCCGACGGCTCCCTGACAAGTTCGATGGCGTTGTCTTTTGAAAGCCACGCCGCCGCCGAGAATGGTTGGATCGCATCGCACTCGTCGAGCGCCTCGCTGGTTGCGTCGAAGATGTCTCGCCGCGAAAAAAACACGTCCGCGTCGAGGAACAGCATCTTCGGCCGCGACGTCATGCCGGCCGCTAGGTTCCAGAGGTTTTCCTTCAGAAACAGCACCGAGTCGCTTTGCATCACCTCGGTGCGTACTCTGAGCGGAGTGTGTGCCGGTGATTGGTTTTGCTTGACGACCTGAAGAACGAGTGGCTCAACGCCAGAGGCCGTGAGCGACTCGCACACCTCGAAAAGCAACCGTGGCGGCGTCTTCCACCCGGCCGGGTTGTAGTGACACAGAATGACGTCGAGATCGGATCGTCTCGGCGACCAATACGAAGCCGTTCTGGCCTTGTGGGCCGCCGTGACAATGCGATCCGCAAGGCGGCGGTTGATCGAATGGCCCCGCTTCGCGGCCTCCTCGGCGAGCCATGCACGTTTCGTTTCGTGGTCAAGTGAGGGGTCGGTGTCTGCCACACGAACGCGGGCCTCGAGCGTTTTGCCGGTGAGTTTTGCTCCGGCGAGCCGCTCGCATATTCGCCTCGCCCTGCTGCCGGCTAACTGCTGGCCCCGCAACACGGCGTCACCCTCCACCGCATAGACACTGGGTCGTACAGCAATTCTGCCTGATCGTTCTCATCAAGCGTGCGATTGGTGCCTGCATCCAGAAGAAGTCTGTTTGTAGAGTCGCTCGCGGTTGAGTTGTGGACGAGCGTCAGGATATTCGTCGCGACATTGATCAGGCGGAGTGCTTTGTTCTCACCGCCGCCAGAAAACCCTGTGATCGACCTGTTCGCGCTGTTTGCTGAGATACGCAGCACCGTCGCCGTGCCCGGCGAGTGGTCGTTGAGGTTGGCCGTGGCCTCTATCGTGTTCCAAATGTACGCGCCGGCCGCCGTCACGTCCGATGCGCTTATGGTGACCTGACCAGACTTCCCATTGACGCTGGTCACGGAACTTCCTGCCGTACCAGCCGCGGCGCCAGTGATTGTGATGAAACCAGCGGACGTTGAGATCGTGACGTTGTCGCCGGCAAGGATTGAGAGCGTGCCTGTCTGGGAGTTCAGGCTCTGGACGTAGGAGTGGGCGTGCGTTGATGAGGCAGCCGAGACATCGGTCGCCACGAGCGTGACGGTGCCTGTGCGGCCATTGACGCTACTGACGGGGCCATATTTGGCCGCTTCCGTGACGAAGTCGGTCACATCAGCGGCAACGTGGGTGTGGCTCGCGCTGGCCGCAGAGACGTCGGCTGATACAAGGGTGACCGTGCCCGTGCGCCCGTTGACGCTCGATACTGGGCCGACCTTCGCGGCCTCCGTGGAAAAGTCGGTGATATTCGCGGCGACGTGCGTGTGGCTGGCACTAGCCGCGGAGACGTCGGTCGAGACCAGCGTGACCGTGCCTGTCCTGCCGTTCACCGAGGACACGGGGCCGAACTTCGCCGCTTCGGTCACGAAATCCGTGATGTTGGCCGCGACGTGGGTATGGCTTGCGGAGGCCGCGGAGACGTCGGAGGCGACGAGGGTGACCGTGCCTGTACGGCCGTTGACGCTCGACACGGGGCCGACCTTGGCCGCCTCGGTCGCGAAGTCCGTGATGTTCGCGGCAACGTGGGTGTGAACGGCACTCGCGGCCGACACGTCGGTCGATACCAGCGTGACGGCTCCGGTCCTGCCGTTGACGCTGGTCACCGAGCCGCCGCCTGTCCCGCCGGCCGACCCTGTGATCGTGATGAACCCTGCGGACGTCGAGATCGTGACGTTGTCGCCGGCAAGAATTGAGAGCGTGCCGGTCTGGGAGTTCAGGCTTTGGACGTAGGAGTGGGCGTGCGTCGTCGAAGCGGCCGAGACGTCGGAGGCGACGATTGTGACTGTGCCAGTCCTGCCGTTCACCGAGGACACTGGGCCGTATTTGGCCGCTTCGGTGGCAAAGTCCGTGATGTTCGCGACAACGTGTGTGTGGCTGGCCGAGGCCGCTGAGACGTCAGTTGAGACGAGCGTGATCGTCCCCGTTCTGCCGTTGACGCTTGAGACGGCCCCGCCTGTCGTGCCGCCTCCGGCCGAACCGACGATCGTGATCCCGCTCGAGGACGTCGAGATCGTGATGTTGCTGCCGGCGAGGACGTTGAGCGTCCCGGTGAGGCTGTTGAGGCTCTGGACGTATGAGTGGCCGTGCGTATTGCTGGCGGCCCCGACGTCGGTGGCGTTCAGGACGACCGCCCCGGTCTTCCCGTTGACGCTCGAGACTGGGGCGTCTGCGGCGGCGATCGTGAAGACGCCGCTTGTGGTCGTGACGGTGACGTTGTTCCCGCCGGCCACGAGCAGGCCGGTCACGGCTTGGGCGACCATCGTCCCGATGCCGACGTCGACCGATCCCGGCGAGCCGACGGAGACGCCGATGGTCGTCTCGGCCACGCTGGCAACGACGTTTGTCGTCCCGACGACCGTGACGTTGATGCTCATGGGTTCGCCACTGTCACGGTGCCGGAGAGAACGGTCCTCGTGACCTGCCCGGTATCAACCCACCGCAAGTACCAGCGGTAGGCGATCGCCGGCGAGAGCGCGGCGGTCTGTTGCTCGGAGAGGCCGATCGTGATCTGGCCTGCGGCGAGGTTTGTGTTCGAGATGGAGAAGGTTGCCGCCGTCTCGCCGATGCCCGTCACGAACCCGGTCCCGCCGCCGCCGGAGGCGTAGACGGCGGTGACGTAGACGGCCGTCGTGATCGTGTACCCGGTGAGGTCGCGATCGAAGTCGAGCGCGATGGCAACCTCATCTGCGGCCACAAAAGTGACGTCGAGGGTGCCCGGTAGTTGCGAGAAAGTAGCCATTAGTCCATTTTAGCCTTTCTGCGGGCGTTTTATGACGGTGCGTGGCACGTCAATTCAACCCGTACCAGCGGGCGGCCCTGTTCAGCACTCGCTCGATCTTGTCTTGCTGCTGGTAGCCCCACTGGTTGAGCCACCTCTGTCGCTTCGCGCAACCGCAGTCCTTGACGCGGAGCCACTGCCTCACGCGATCCTTACTGATGCCGATGCGGGTGAGCATCCGTTCGACGAGGTCGCCGACGGCGATGCGAGGCAGGCGGCGACCGGACGAACATCTCCGGTACGTTGGCAGGCGCAGCGCTTTGTGCCCGCACCGCACGCACGCGAGCGTCTGGGTGTCATAGTTGCAATTCATGGAGCCAGTATCTCGACACTGAACGAACAGGCTGCACTTGTGGCGTTGTCGCTGTCGATTGCCGTCGTCATCACGGCATCTTGTGCCTCAACGACGGCTACGGAATTGCACTCGGGCACTGTCGCGGATTGCCCGTCGCCAAACGGGTCTCCGGGCGGACGTGTGCGAAATTGAATTGAGGCAGACAGCGATCCTGAAATGTCTCCTCGCAGGTCGCAATTCGGTTCGCTCAGAACGGTCGTGCTGTTGGCAAAGAAACTCAAAAGCACAGGCGCAGATTCGTTTGCAGCAAGGCCGTTGTCGTACAAGTCGCCCAACGGGTTCCCGTTCGCTCCTGTGTTGGTCAACTGTCCCGGTATGCCGTAGTACGTCTGGCAGTGGGCGTAGGCGAGATTAAAGTTGACGGCGGTCTGGACAGTCACGGAGACTTTGTACTGCGAGCCCGGCATCAACAGGCTCGGAGAGCCATTTGCTGTTGACGTGTAAAGCGTCTGGCCCGGGTCAGATGCGTACACCGCGATAAGCATCCCGGGCACAAACACCGGAGGGGTAAAGGTGCCTGTTTCTGTGTCTCCGTCCCAATCCCCACAGGTGTATTCGTCGCACGAAGGCTGGTACAAGTATCCGCAGTTAGTGCTGCTAGTCTGCTGCTTGTCATTTCCCAGAAACGTGCTTGAAAACTGCAAGACGTAGTCGCCCTCCATTTCGTCGCAACTCGGCGTCACCTCGAGACAAGGGCGATTGGGTATACAGTCGTTTGGCCCGGCAGCGCGGTCCTGCGCTGTCGACACGGCGTTGGATAGCCGCACTGTGATCTCGCTTGGTTGAGTTCCGGCACAGCACCAGTTGGCAGTGTTCCTGTATGCGGTGCCGCTTGCAAAATCTGCGAACCCGCAAACGCAATTACAGCAATCCGAGCAAGCCCCAAACAAAAAACCGACCGGGTACATCGCGGCCGCCATGAGCCACGACGACCACAGCACAAGCGAGAGTGGGTCGTCGATCATGTTGCCGTCCCGCACACTGCCGCGATGAGAAACCACGCTGTGCCGTCCTTCGCAATAGCGCAATCGCCACTGCTCGTAGGTGCAGGAACAGCGGCGAAGAGGTTGAGCGCATTCACCGTATTCGTCGCCCCCGGCACATACTTGAAGTTGACCGTCTTCGTCTCATTGATCGCCCACGACCCGGTGAATGTGCAAATCCGAAACACCTTCGCCGACCGCGCTTCCTCGCCCTCGAGGATGACCTGAGTTCGCCGGAACCCTGAGCCGATAGGCTCCCCGTCGACGCGGTCGATGGTGCGTCGTATCTGCGAGAGCAGGTTCGGGCCAAGGAGGAAGCCTTCGGCCATGTTATTGGAGTCTCAGGTCGAATGGAGACGAATTGAAGTCGATGTCTGGCTGAATCTGGTACGTGTAGACGAGCACGGGTGGATCGGCTCCGCTCCATCGCGGCGTCCCGTTCGGATTCAGCGCAATCGGCAGGGCGCATGGCCGCTGCGTCGGCTTCGCGTCCTCGCCGATCAGGATCATGCCGCGGACCTTTGTGCCGGCCGTGTTTTCGGCGATCGCGATGTTGTTAGGCCAGCCTTCGATCTCCGTGGCGATGCCGCTTGTGCTCTCCTTTTTCTTGAGCGCGAGCGATCCGGCCTCAACATTGGCCGCCTCTGCGGCGGCTTTTGAGGCGTAGCCGATGTTCAGGATGTTGACGCCTTCGACGATCTGGGCGTGGTCCCAGCCGAGATTGATGCTGGACCCGCTGATTTCAAGTTCGTTCTGCTTGTACACGAACTCATACGACGCCTTCCAGCCTCGGTACAGGACAGTCCCGTACTGCTCAAGAGCCGGTTGCGTCGACACGCCGCGGAACATCAGCGTGTGCTGGGAGCATGTGAGTGATCCGATGGTGATCGGAGCGCTGTTTACGTAACCCGCGTAGACGCAGAATCGCGTTGGGTCGTTCAGTACGAACTGATCGACGGTCACGGTGCTCACCGGAACCAGCCTCGTCACGCCTTCGTACCTGTCGCCAGCCGGGTTCACTGGGGCCGTCCAGTCCGTACCGCCTCCGATAATCAACGCGCTTGCTGCGTCGCCGAACGGCTTCCACTGAAACGCCGGCGCCTCAGTGAGCGTCGTGGAAATCGACCATTTCGCCGGCCTGATGTCCGGCGAGAACTGCCCGGGGTCTTGGCCTGCGTCACCACCTCCCGGCGTCGTCCGGTAGTTGAACGTCGCGACGATCACCATCCGGCTGTCGCCGTCGTACTGGGCGGAGTAGGACGCGCAGTAGAGGCCGGACTCGGTCGGATGCTCTTGGCCGATCTGGACGCCGCAGGTCGCGGCTACGTTGATGTACTCGCCGACGTCGGACTTGATGATCCTGAAGACCCGCGTCGTCGAGGAGGCGATCTGCCCCTCTTCCGACGAGAAGTCGTACTGGACGCCGGCGTAGACCTCTTTCACCATCTTCGGCATGGATCAGCCCTCTGTGATGTCCACGCGGAGGCGGGCGCCGGAGACGCCGATCGCGACGTACTCGGTGCCGCTCGTCATCCTCGTGATCGCCGGCTCGCCGCCCCGGAGCGTCGCGAACCCGACGAACGAGCCGCCGGCCTCGATGCCGATCTGCACGGTCGATGCCGACGAGGTCGCGAGGTTCCGCAGGAACGCCACGCCGACCGTCGACAGGTTCGCCGTCGATATGACGGTCGAATTCGTCGTGAGGTCGTAGACGACGCTCTTGTAGCCGGCGGCGGCCATAGAGGCCGTGACCTGACTGATTTGAATCTGGTTCGACAGATTGCCCTTGTCGACCTTGAGCGTCATGGAGTAGGTGATGTCTGCCATCGGTGGGTTCCTTACTGGGCTACCTGCGGGCCTTCGCGTCCTATCTGCACCAATTCGTTGAGCGCCTGCGTCTGCTTCTGGAGTTCAATCAGGTTCACGTCCCTCGCCGGGTCTTCGCCGCGGAGGAGCCTGTTGAGTTCCTGCTGGCCTTGGAGCGTGGATGCGTCGGAGGCTTGCAGGGCTGCCCGCGACGGGCCTTGCAGGAGGGCGTTGGCGACTTCGTCGGAGAAGCCGACGAGGAGCGGAGCAACCTGTTCGGCCTGCTGGCGGAAGGCTCGTTGCTGCGCTTCGGCGACTGCTAATTCGTCGATCGGCCTGTTTTGCTCCCCCGCATTCCGTTGCGCAGCCAGCCGGATATTCTCAAAATCTCTCGCCAACTGCTCGCCGGCGCGCTCGGCCGGGGTTTCAAGCAACTCTTGCCCTGCGGCCTCAAGAAGTGGTCGCTGTCGTTCGCGGATATCTTGGGCAACGGCTTTTTGTGTGTTCTCTTCGAGAAACCCCCTAAAAGTCCCTATCTGTTGGTCTTGTATTTCTTGAAGTCGCTGTCGCGCGGCCTGCACTCCTTGCAAATTGAGCGTTCCAGATGAAATCTGATCGAGCAGCCGCTGCCGCTCCGCAAGTATTTTTGGGCCGTTGCCCAAGATATCCGCGAACGACTCCGCCTGCGTTCTAATTCTTTCTAGCCTAACCTGCGCGGCGTTGGCCGACTCGCGCTGCCGGGCGAGGTCTTGCCTCGCTCGCACGACGTCGCGCTGCGACTGCGGCGTGCTGAATGCGGTGTTTCTTTCAATGGCGGCATTAAGCGCCTGCTGCGCCTGTTGTGTGCGAGACACGACTCCGTCTTGGGCATCGTTGATCGCCTCTGAGAACAATCGTATGGCGTCCGTGGAGGACTCTAGTCGACTTGCCTGAACAGAAATCGCGTCGAGCGAGTTTTGAGCCGATTGCTGTGCCTGTGGGTTTTGTGCCGCTCGCGCGTCCTCGAATTCGCGAACAGCCTCGCTTCGGCGGAACTCTAAGTCCCGCAAAACCCTCGCGGCCCGCCCTTCCGGCACTCTCGCTTCATCTAGGCTTTGGCGGATACGAGCGAAGCGGGCGTCAAGCGTAGACTGAGGATCAAGTGCCAATCGCTGGCGGAACTCGAATGCCTCGTTCTCTAGGCCGAAGCCACTTTTTCGCAGTTCCGAAACACGCTCGGTCGCTGCCCGACGACGGCGTTCTGCGGCATCAATTGCGCCCGCTCTCGTGGGGTCGTTTGCCGGCAGTCGCTGCGCGTTTACCAGAGCGTTGGTGGCATCGTTGACCTCGCGCTCCGCGGCCGTGAGCGCTTCCGCGAGTTTTGTCAATTTCTGGTTGAACGAGACGGCATTCGGCAGTCCCTGACGTATGGCTTCTCGCAAATCGTCCTGCGCCTGACCAATGCCGAGCGCCGCTGCACGCAGGGAGATGACGACGTTGACGGCTTCCTCGCCGATTCTTGCTATATCCTCTCGCTGGATAGCCGCAAGGAGCGAGGCGATCTCCTGCAATTGGCGATCGATTTCTGGTCTTTCGGAACTTGGAACTGGAGAAACAGTGTCGCGGCGACGAGCAGTCAATTCATCGCGGCGACTCTCCAGCGCAATCTCGGCATCCCTCGCGGAGCGGATGGCGGCACCGTCGCCGGCGAGGAACTCCTGCACTCTCCTTTCTGCCTCCCGCCTGCCTGCGTCTGGCGCTTGGGTTCCTCTAAAAGTAGCCAGCGTCAGTCGCTCAATTTGCGTCGCGATTTCACTGACGACGTCTGCGACTGCTGCTGGTGGACGCACGGCAGCGGCATCCGCCGCCGCCCGTTCCCTTGCCTGCGACTGCTCGATCTCGCGGCGAAGCGAGACAACCTGCCCTACTGTGGTGGCGTTTTGCAGTTCACGCTCGCGGGCAGCCTGCAAGGCGCGCTCGCGCTGAACCGTAGGATCAAGCGCCGCCGCCTGCTCTCGTTGGGCCTCTCGCTGCTGCTGCCGTAGTTGCTCGATCTCCCGGCGGAATTCCTCTGCGTCGCGGGCGCCTCCAGAGAAGGCACCGAGCGTGATCGACTGTCCTAGATTCCTGAAGGACTCGGCCAACTGATCGACAAGCGTTCTCTGCTGCGACAGGGCGTCGTTGAGGGCTTTTGTTCGGTCGGTCGCTTCGACCCCTGAGTTTGCCCATTTGATTAAAAACGCAATCGCCTGCGCGCCGACAGAAGCGCTGACGCCAGCGATCAGGCCGTAGGTGCCGCCAAGGACGAAGCCCAACTGCGAAATATTGTTTCCGACAGCCCTGATTCGCTGGTTTATGTCCCCAGTCACGGAGAAGAAGTCATCTACCGCGAATGCGGCCTGCTGGATAGCGAGTCCGGCGTTTCCGAACGATCCGCGCGCGACGTCACCGGACCGGTTGAGGTTCTCGTTGAGACGACGCACGCTGATGCCTGAAACAGCGGCGGTCGCGTTGACGGCACTCTGCTCGACCCTGTTGATTTCAGCCGCGAGCCTGCGGAAGCCGCCCTGCGTGTTCGCTGCCTGCTGGAGCGTGGCCGCGTACCTGTCGGCGGCGGCCTCGGCCTGCGTCGTGTCGCCTGTGGCTCTTGCTAGTTGCTGCCGCAGGGCAGCGAGCCGGCCGGCAGCACGTTGGATGTCGCTCGCGTCGGCAAAGTCGCGAAACGAACCGCCGAACGCATTGAAAGCCCGCTCTGCCCGGCCGACCTCCTGCCGCAACTGCACGACACGTTGCGTGGCACGCTCCAGTTCCTCCGGGGAGGCGTCGGTCGCGGCGAGGCGGAGGAGTTCGTTCTCGGCATCGCGGATTGCCGGGATGAACCTTGCCCTCACGCCGACTGGCAACTGGTCGATCTGGTTCTTGACCTGAACCGTCGCGGTCTCGAGCCGTGCGAACTCGGCGGCCGACGAGGCGATGTCGGGACCGAGGCGGTCGGAGATGCCTTGGAGTTGGGCGGTGCGCTCTGCTGTCGGGTCCGGCTGAGTGATGACTGGTGGGAGAAACGTAGAGGCCGCCTCAACGCGGCGGCGGCGGTCGGCGATTGCCTCCTCTGCGGCTGCTCGTTGCTCCCGCTCCGCCGCGATATCTCTGATTCGCTGTTGGATCGTGCGGCCCGTCGGGTCTCTGTCGGACCTAAGAGGAGTGGACGCACCGATGTTTGCTGCGATCTCGCGTTCTCTGTTCTGCGAGTCGATGCCTGCCTGAATCTCCTCGCGGGCGCGAATAGCGTTCCGCCGCACTAGGTTAAGGCTGCTTAAGGCGTCGGTCACGTCCAAGCCGAGTTCAGTCTGCTGCTGCACCCGCAACTGATATTGTGTGACTAGTTCTTCCGCATAGTTGAGTTGTGAGAGCAGGCCAGCGAATCGTGACGGGTCGGGCGCCTCCGACGCCGCCCGTCGCAGTGCTGCGGACGAACGCAACTCTCTCGCAACGTCTGGGTTCGTGAAGATCAGTTCGTTGCCACGAGGGCCGGCTGCCGTGAGCGCCTGCAACTCGGAAGCCAGCCGCGTTTGACGCTCGAGTTGTGCGTTGACTTCTCCGAGCCGCTGCACCTGACCATCCAGAGCACGCTGCGCCCGTGCGATCGCGTCGTAGTCCTCCTGACGTGTGTTTCGGATGTTTTCAAGGACTGCGAGCAGCCTCGCGGCCTCTTCCGCCTCGCGCTGCTGGAGCGCGACGATTCTGGCGATCTCGTTGCCGTAACTTCCTCGTGCGCTCGCCGGCAGAGCGCCGGCCTGACCCTGAATCGCCGCAGCGCGCTGAAGTTCGGCTTGCAGGCCAGCCTGCTGAAACCGCAACTCTTGACCGCTCGCAAGGCCGGAAACGGCGGAGCCTGCCTCGGAGAGGCGGCGGATCGAAATCACCGTCTCGTCAACCACCCGCTTGTATCGCTCGTAGTCTTGGGCGTTCTTGATCGCGCCGCGCGAGATTTCAGCCTGAGCGGTCGCAGCGGCCTCCTGCGCCTGTACCAACGACCCGATGAACTCGTTCTGGATCGTTGCCGACAGGCCAGCGAACGCTTTGGCGCTTGATCCGAGCGGCCTTGCGATGTCCTCGGCGGCACCGACAATCGCACGCAGTTTTTCTTCAGCCCCGCCGGTGTCGATGTTCAGGCGGTCTCGCGACCTCGCCTGAATCGCACGCTCCAGTCGCTGGATCGGCGTGAAAATCTGGTCGAAGGACCGGGCGGCTGCCGAGTTGGCCGAAGAGAGCGTCGAACTGATCCGTTTGGCGAATCGATCGACGTCCTTGGCGCTGTTGTCCAGCCCGCGGCTGAACTGCGCCATGTTGATCGTGCCAACGGCGGCGATCTTGCCGATGTAGTTCGCCATCTCACGATCCCTGCGGCGGGCCGAACAACTTGGACAACTCCGCGATCATCTGCTCGTTGGACTGCGGCTTCTTCCTTGATGCCGGGATGAACACGTCCTCGTCGGGGATGCGCTTGTAGTTCCCGCTCGCGGCCATGATCGTCCGGCAGATGCGTGCCGTCTGAAGCCACGGGTTCGGTAGCGGGTATATCTGGTCAAACGCTGCCCACTCGGAGAGTTCCTCGCTGTCGACGGTGTTCAGGAGTTCCTTGACACTGCGGCCGAGCGCCAGAGCCAGCCTCAAGTAGAAGAGGCGTTCTGGGCGCTCGGCGAATCGTTTCCCAGCGCCTCCACGGCGGCCGGCGTGAAGGCGTTGAACTCCCACGCGACGTCGAACAGGCGATTGATCACCGCGCTCGACTTCTTGTTGAGAGCCTCCACCTCGTCGTTCGTGAAGAGGCGGTCGCCGTCGGCGTTGCAGATGGTCAGCACGAGGAACCTCGTGCGGAACGACTCCATCTTCTTGTCGGCAAACGCCTGCTCGAACACGTCGCGATCGGCACCGCTGATGACGCGGACGCAGACGCTCCCGCCCCACTCGGCGACCTCGACCTCCTTGGTCTTGATGTCCTTCGCTTCGAGGATCGCCTTCTTCGACAGGATCACGGATAACCTCCTACACCGTGGAATCGGTCATACGAAACTTCAACTGGCCGCGAACCACGTCGGCCGTTTGTGCTGTGACACTCGCGCTCTCGAGGATCGCCCGCCGGCTGACCGAGTAGGCCGAACTGGTGAACGCGAGGATGCCGTTGGTTCCGATCAGCGTCTGCGGGTCGGTGCCGCCGGCGTAGAGGAAGTCCACCGTCACCGAGCCGCCCGTGATCGCTCCGGTCGCGACCTGCACCGTGTACCCCGTCGCGTCGCCGACGCCCGTCATGTCCACGATCTCGGCGACAGGCGTCTCCACCTGCACGCTGGTCACCGTCGCGGCGATGCCGTTGAAGGTGAAGGTCGCGTTGTAGGGCACGCCGATCGGCACGGTCAGACCTGCACGCGGAAGGAGGCGCTCCCTCGCACCAAGTCACCTGCGGACGCGGTGACCTGCACCGACACGCACGTCGCGACGGCGCCCGTAAAGGAGAACGCTCCGGCGATCGAGATCGCCCCGGTCGCCCCGATGGCCGGCGGCGTGCCGGAGATGAACTCCACCTCGACGTTTGGCCGCTCGTCTGATGTGCGGTGCGTGATGTACGTCGGCTCGAAGTCGTCGCGGCCAAGGCCCATGTGCGGAGCCGAGACCGTCGCACGCTCGGAGCCGCCGACGTATCGCACGCTGGTCGATGCGAACGTGGCGCCGTTGAACGTGAAAGTCGTGCCTTGGGATGAGACTCCCGCCATCGCTTACGCGACGCGGAACGTCGCACTCCCAGAGACGAGGGCGCCGACCGACCCGCCGAGCGACGCGGACGCACAGGTCGCGTTGCCGCTGAAGTTGATCGGCCCCGTGATCGACAGGGCGCCGGACGCACCGGCGGTGAGGATGTTCGTGGAGATGTAGTCGACGGTGACCTCGCGGTCGGTCGCAAAGCCGCCGACGAACTCTCGCCGCTGGTTCGGGCCGATGCCGAGGTGGCTGCCGTCGATGAGGTCTTGCGTGTCATTGACCTGCACGCTCGTGATCGTCAGCGTCGTGCCGCCGAACGAAAACGTCAGTCCCTGTGCGGAAATACCAGCCATTGCCGCGCCTCCTTGCGCCTAGTTGTGTTTTTCTGTCGGCTAAGACTGCGACTCCTGCCACCTCGCCTGCCACAGTTGCCGGACCTCGTAGGCCGGAGGCATCTGCGAACCGACGGTGGTGGGGTCTAGGAAGTCGTCCGTCTCCGACACCAACCTCATATCTTCAATTGTAACCCCGGCAAGCGTGCCAGTTCGGCCGTCCAGCGCAAGCCGGACGTCGTCTGCGAGTTCCCTCGCGGCGTCGTGGGTGAGCGCCCACGAGGCGACTTGGATGCTGACCATCGGCAGGTAGAGCGGCCCCGAGAGCGTCGACTCCCGGGCCACATTTGCTCGCTTGTAGACAAGGAACGGGAAGTCGGTCTTCGGCACCGCCACGGCGTAGATTCGGAACCCGACCCGCCGGGCCACCGCGGGGTTGCCGGCGAGGACTTGGTAGATGTGCTTTTCGGGCTGGAGGAGCATGGCTAGTTGCTCAGGTCGGCGACGAACTTGGTCAGGGACGCCCGCACCGCCGACAGGACGGCCTGCCGGCTGTCTCCGATGGCTCGCTCCATCGGGTGCTGGGCACGCATGGCGCCGTAGGTTTCGTTGGGCGACAGGAAGTACGGCCGCGTGCCGCCGCCGCTCGTGCGGACGAACGCCCCGCGGCCGGTCCTGCGGGCCGGGTGCCGCTCGTTGATGCTGCCCATCAGGAAGTAGTACCCGCGGCCCATCTGCTCGAATTGCTCGTTGTCGAAGACGAACCCGCCCTCGCGGTTTGTGATCCGCCGGAAACGCCGGTTGATCTTCTCGTGGACGTTCAGGTACGTGCGGCGGTTCTGGGTGGACGGCCGGCGGCGGTCGGTGCCGAATTCAAGCAAAAATGCGTGGTTCCCGGCCCCCTTCTCCTCGACGTCCCACTCCTTCCCCGACACGGAGTGCTGCGGGCCGGCGACGGCGATGTAGATGCCTTCGTAGGTCCGCTTTCCCTTCCGCGAGACCGTGGCGCGGCTCAGGTTCCCCGTGACGCTGTTGACCTTCCCGCGGTACGAGTCGCGGACGGCCTCCATGCCTTTGATGATCGACTTCTGAAGGTAGCCGCCGGGGTCTTGCAGGCACTTGTCGGCCGCCCGCTCGAGCGCGGTGATCAGGTCGCCGATGCCGGAGATGTCGAAACTGGCGAACGACTCAGCCGCCTCGCGTGCCGTGCCGCCGCGAGGCAGAATCCGCGATGTCGTTGCGTCGAGGCGAACTGCCATCACTGCACCTCTCTGGCGAGCATCTCGAGGTACGTGCGGTTCCCGCGCTCCGTCACGCTCGCTAGTTCCATTGTCCTGCCCCTCCAGACCACGCGGTGGAGGTGCGTGACGTCCTCGCGATACCGGATGCGGATGCGGTGGGTGGCGATCACGTTGGCCTGCTGGGCTTGCAGGACGTCCCGGCTCGACAGCCCCTCCACCTGCGCCCAGAACGTCCCGACGGTCGTCTCCCACGAGAACGTCGACTCGCCCGAGAAACTCCGCGTCTCAGTCGGGGCGAGGATCGTCACACGCTCGGTGTACTTGCCGATGTCGATCACGACACGCTCCCGTTCCCGAGGAGCACGATGTCGTAGGAGCCGCCGTTGGTCCCGGTCACCGTCACGCCGGAGGCCGACATCCCGGTCGCCGACGGGTCGGACTGCACCGCCACGGCTCCGGCCGCCACGGTCAGGCCGGAGGCCGGGAACGGCGCTCCGGCGAACGCGAGGCTCGACGCCCCCTTGTTCTTGACGTAGTAGAGTTTCACGGCCGTGAGCGTCACGGTGACCGTGGCCCCGTCACGGACGTCCGAGAGCGTCGCCAGCGAGAACGTCTGCGACGCCCCGGAGAGCGTCTTCGTGGCGCTCCACGCCAGTTGGGCTTGGTTGCCCGCCGTGCCGTTGGTCAGCGACTGGGCGTAGGACGCCGGCGTCACCCGCAGCGACGAGGACAGGTCCGTCGCCGAGGTCTCGTGTGCCAGTACCGACAGGCTGATCTGTGCCGAGAATGCCATCGCTCACGTCCCCATCGCGTAGAACTCGTACCGTTCGGAAGGCACGCCGCCAACCCGGAGGATCGATCCCCCGACGGTCGTTCCGAACCCGTCCGAGTTCGGGCACGACAAAAGCCACGCCCCCAGCGGCCGGATCGGAAACCCGCGGAGCGTCAGGCTCCCGAGGTTGACCATCGGCGAGAAGTTCCACGACGTCACGTCCTGCCGGAAGATCGAGAACTGCGTGCCGTTCCAGCCGGCCGACAGGCCGATCGCCGACGTCTCCGAGAGGTTCTTCACGAAGAGCAACTTCACGACCGCGAGGCCGCCGGTGGCGAAGTTGATCTCGTCGTAGCCGATCGCGCCGAACGTCCTCCGCTCCGCGTACACGCGGTCGCAGTCGCCGGCGTCCACGCCGATCGAGATCGGCTTCACCTCGACACCCGTCGCCAGCCCGCTCTGCGTCGTGCGGCGGGCGTCGACGCTTGCGCGAATCTGGGCGGTGAGGGTCATCGGTAGCCGGCCCACCCGGAGGCCGCCAAGAGCGTGTCGAACGTCTGCGGCACCGGCAGCACCTGCGAGTAGCCGGTGACCACGGGCTGCCGCATCTCGTACCAGTGTGCGACCAAGAGCGCAATCGCCTGCCGGAGGATCGGTGGCGTCGAGGCGCCGGAGGGGCCGTAGCCGGCCGTCCACTGCACGACCACGCTGTTCTCGTCGCCACGAACCGCCGGCCAAACGCCGTTGTAGTTCGGGTAGATGCGGCCCGGCGTCGTGTAGCGGTCGACCTGAAAGTCGCCGGCGGCGCTCGAAAGCGAAAGATTCTGCCCTGCCTCGTTGCGGTAGGTGACCGTCACGGTCTCCGGCTGCATCGGCGGGCGGGGCAGAATGAGTTCCCACAGCGGGAACACGTCATAGCGGGCTTGCCAGACCTGCGTGATGACGCTGATGTCGAGGATGTCCTCGACGTACTGCCTCGCGGCCGTGATGTACGTCTGGACGAGAGCGTCGGAGGTGTCGTCGTCGATCCTGCACTGCGCCTTCGCCTCGGCGAGGCTCAACGGCTCGACCACGGGCGGCGTGGCTTGATACAGGCTCCGGTACGGCGTGATGCCGATCGTCGGTGACCTTGGCTCGCCGTAGACGATGGTGACGTTCATTTCTTCGGCTTCCTGCGGTGCTGCTCGACGGCCCGCTCGAGCGGAGGATCGGTCGCGTCCGCGGTCTCAACCTCTGGCGGAGCAGGCCGGACCTCCTCGATCAAGCCGCGGGCGGCTAGGACGCGGGCCATCCCGTCGCCCCAGTCGAACTCTTGGCCTTCCTTGTAGTTCGCGAAGTTCTTCTTGATCCGCACTCTCATGCCACGAATCCCCACGCGCCGTCCGGCGCCTGCTGGCCGCTGTTCCAATACTCGGTCGTGTGCTGCTGAATCTTGCCGCCTTCGGTGGTGCGGCTGGGCCATGTGATCATCAGTTCGGCGTGGCCGACGCTGACGTGCGTCGCGATGCCCAGCGTGTTGCCGGCGGACTCCCATGCGCGCCAGAATGCGATGTCCTCATCGACGTGGCCGCCCGTGAACTCGCCCTGCTCGTTGGCTTTCGCCAAGAACCACGGCTTGGGCGTCTTCTTGAGCGCCGAGCACCGCAGGAACGTGCAGCCGAAGTGCGCTGTCGCGACCCGCTGGACGGGCTTCTTGAACCAGTCCTCGTCGACCGTCGTCTGCTGCTCCGGCGTCACGCCCGGCAGGGCGAACATCACCGCGTTCGCCTCCCGCTTCGTCTGGAGCGGAGCGATCGCGTCCACGCCCGAGTGCATCAGGAGTGCGAGCAGCGCCTCGATCGTCTTCGACGTGAAGATCGTGTCGTAGTCGAAAGTGAGGATCACGTCGTGGTTGTCCACGACGGTTTCCATCGAGCGCTGGAGGCATTGGCCCCAGAACGCCCCGGTGTACTTGATCGGCGAGATGCGATGCGGCGCGAGAGCCTGCGCGACGCAGAAGAAGTTGTCCGTGAAGCCGAGGCGTGGCGTGCTCATCAGAGCAGCCACTTTGACCTCGGCTTCCACGTTGCCGATACGCAGTAGCATGGAGTGCTCCTTGGAAGGAGCGGGGGCGCCTCCATGCGCCTGCTCGGCCGTCATGGCCGTCCCGCTGTACGGGAATCAGCCCTTGACCCACTTGGCGACGTTGACCTCGGTCTCGGTCGACGGGAACTCCTCGCCTCGCGACAGGAGCGCCACGACGCTGACCGCGGCGGTCACGTCGGGGGTCACCGTCACGCGGAGATACCGCTTCCGAGCCTTGCAGTCGACGTCCATCTTGACGATGGAGCCGACCGAGGTGCTCACCGCCGCCATCGTGAAGCCGCTCGCGCCGTCCTTCACGAAGGCCGCGACGTCGCTGTAGGACGAGTTGTCGTCGGACTCCTCGACCTTCAGGACGCTCGCGAACGACGTGCCGGTGGAGGGCGCCTTCGACACGACCACGGAGGCGTAGTCATAGTTCCGGCGGTCGACGACCATCGTGGTGGTGGCGGTCGAGCCGACGGTGACCGGGCCGCTCGTGTGGCCGACGACCTTGAGGTTCTGGCTGTGGATCATCTCTGACGTGCTCCTGTTATCACGAGGCCGCGGACTTGAGGGCCACCACCGGGCCGACCTCGCTGGTCGATCCGAGGGAGTGGTGGTTCACGTCGAACCGCATCGTCCCTTGCAGGAGGAGTTGGTCCGTCGTGGCGTAGACCTGATCGTAGAGCCGGACGCTGAAGTCACGCCGGCGGGCGTAGATGCTCGACAGGCTCATGTTGCCGAAGAGCACCTTGATCTTGCTGACGTCCGCACCCAGCGTGCTGTTCATCACATGCACGAGCGTGACGGGGTAGCCGAGGAACGTGTCGACCGTTCCAGCCTGCACGTTCTCGACGGTGTTGCCACCGGCGGCGTACTTCAGGCGGGCGATCGACGCGGCGTAGCCGGCCGGAGACACGTACCACCGAGCACCGGCCCTCGCGTAGATCGGCAACTTGCCCATCGCGGCGAGGAAGTCCTCGAGGTCGAGGGTCTCGAAGCCGGTGTTGCCAGCGATGGCACCCACAACCGAGGCGGTGTGCGTGCCGTCGTTGATCTTGTCAACGATGCCGTGGATGCCACCGTAGGTTCCGAGCGTCCCGTCACCGAGCCAGCCGCAGAGGTCGATCTTGTAGGCGAGGCTCTGGGCGAACTCGGTGGCAACTGCATCGGCCAATCCCACCACGCCCTGCGAGTCTTCGACCAACTCGGTAGACATCCTGCAACCGACCGCGAGTTTGCGGGCCACGAGCGACACGTTGCCGTAGGTCGGCTCGCTCTCGGTCACGGCCGAGCCTTCGCCGACGAAGTAGGCGGTCGTGCCGGTGAGCCGCTTGGGGATGACCAGCGTGTCGCGGGTCATCGAGATGTTCTCGCACGCCGGCGGGAGCGTCCCGTAGGACTCGACCAGACGGATCACGCGATTGGCGAACTCGTCGGGGACGAGCGCTCCGCCGGAGGCGTTGCTGTTTTCGCCCATCGCACGGCTCTCGACGCCGTGATCCTTGCACCACCGGAGGTCTTCGGAGTTCTTGAAGATGTGCGCCCGGAGCCACCGGCCGCAGCGGTAGGCGCTCTCGACGGCGTCGGGGCCGTCACCGAAGGCACGCAGGGAGGTGTGATGCGGGAGGCTGGCCCGAATCTCGACCTTCTTCTGCTCCTCGGCGCGAGCCTCGGTCTCGGCGGGCGTCACGACGGGGGCGGGGGCCGCCTTCTCGATGACCTCGCGGAGTTCCTTCTCCTTCTCGGCGAGCCGACGCTCGAAGCCGATCTGGGCGGTCAGTTCGCTGGCCTGAGCGCCGAGCGCGACGAACTCCTGATTGTCCTCGGCCGAGCGATCCTCGATCTTGCCGAGTTCGGCCATGCGAGCGGCGACCGCGGCGGCCCGGTCCTGCAACTTCTTGAGATTCGACGCCATGATTGGCCTGCTCCTTGTTGAGCCGGCCATACGCGACGATGCGACGGCCGGCGGGTGTTCCCGCTAGCGCGCCGCAGGCGTGAATCCTCACGTCGCTCGCACTGACCATCGCGACATCCATCGCGATGCTTGTATCTACTTGTAGGTTAACATCAACCGTCGGTGTCGTGCAACTTAGTCCAGAGCAGAGCCTCCTGAAGCGCGGCCAACTTGGCCGCTGCATCAGTCGCATCGACGTCCACGACCGGCTCCGGCTGCTGCACCTGCTCGACCTGCTGCTCGACCTCGGCGACCGCAGGCTCCGACCGCTCTGCTTCGCGTTTCATCTGCGCCACCTTTCGTGCTGACCACACTTGCCCGGCGTTTCCGCCCCACAGTTCCCACGCCACAAACCCCGGCTTTTCAGCACCCGGCGTGTCCCAGCCGGGCGACTTGCTCGCCGATTCGTGGCGTGCGAACCACGCATTCATCTCGCGGACGTGGTCCGGCGTGAGTTCCTCGCGGCGTGCGATCTTATTCGCCCTCGCGACCGTCTCCGGCTTGAGGCCGTCGCCGGACTTGCCCTCCTCGTGGAGGCGGAGTCCACGGCGGGCCGCGGCGGCCATGCCGGCCGTCGGCTTCAGGTCGACTTCTCGCTCCTCGACGTCCGCCTCGACGCTCCGCTCCTTCGACGACTTCGGGTGGTCGGCCGGCAGGAGGTCGTTGTCGGTGACGTACTTCGCGTCCTGCGGCCTGCCGTTTCGCAGGAGGTACAGGTAGGCGTTCACGCGGGCCATCGCCCACGCGCCGCGGCTCACGCCCGGCCGGTGGCTGGTCGAATACGCCCCGGCGCCTCGCCGGTAGACCGCGAGCAACTGCCCGAGCGTCGTCCGAGACCACGACGGCTTCTCGTCCTCACGCATGGCTTCGTTGTGGTCGCGGACCTTGTTCTGGAGGCCGGCTCGAACCGCCTGCGACACGGCGATCCGGCCACTCGCGTTCTTCGCCGATCCCTCTTTGTTCTTGTCGCTGCCGGCGATCCGGTCCTTCTCCGGGGCGGGCGTCGACTGGGACTTGTCGCCGGCGGCACGGTCCTCTTCGTCGTCCTCGTCTGGCTCCGGCTGGTCGGTCTTCGTGAGTTCCGAGACCATCACGGCGACCATGTAGTCTTCAGGCTCGCCGTCGTCGAACGGCGTCACCACGGCCAGCGGCGCCTCCGGCGTCGCCGTCATGCCTTGGATCGAGCCTTCACGCATGACGTGCTCGACGCGGCCGATGCTGCCGTCCCACGCGACGAAGTCGCCTTCGGAGAGTTCGTTCGGGGCGGCGCGATCCTCGGCCGTTCCAGATTCTGGAATCTGGAATGCAGCCTCCGGCGTCCGAACTTCGCTCTCTCGCTGTGCGAGAGAGCGACGCTGCACCCACTTCTCGCCGCCGTCGCCGCCGGCCAGCATCCACTCGACCCACGCCGGCGAGCCGGACCAGCCGACGGAACGGACCTCGTGGCACCGCTGATGCGTGCCGGCGAGGAACTCGACCTCCTCGACGGAGAGAACCTCGCGCTCCGCGATGCGTTCGGCGACCGCGACGAGCCGCTCGTCGAAGTCACCACGCGACTTGGCGGCCCGCAGACCCTTCCGAGCCGCGTTCGCCATCGTCTGATTCGGCCGGAAAGCGTCGCCGAGGGCCATTTCGATCGCCCGACGGCTCACGACCACGCTGGACGCCTCGTAGGCAGGCCGAACGACTGGTCCGACGTCGTCGAGCAGTGAGATCGAGCGGATTTCTCGCCGGCGGATGCCTCGTTCGTCCGTGCTCCACGAGTCTCCGCCGCTCCGAGACACTGCGAACGCGAAACTCGACCCGGTGACGTACCCGCCGGAGACCAATTCGACGACCTCGTCGGCCGTTTTCGTCTTCGGAGGCATCATTTCGTAGCGCAGGCCGTAGGGATCGGCCTTCAGGCGGAGCGAACCGTTCGCGGAACGCGCCAAAAGCATATTTTTGTCGTGGTTGAACACGCCGACGACGTCGGGATTCGTCTTCAGGACGTCATCGAACGCCCGCGGGTGGATGGTCTCGATGAAACCACCCAAATCTCTCGAAGGCGACTGGAATACGGCCGCATACCCGACAATCACGGGCCGCTTTTCGCCGCCGTCGACCTCGCGGTACTCGATCGCCGTGTCGGATGCGGTGATCCGGCGCTCAATTTCGTTCGCGGACATCGTTCTCCTCCTCGAAATGAGCCTCGAACCAGCGATCGGTGACCGTTTCGTAGGGTTTTCCGCTGCGATGACAGTCCAAAAGCAGGTCTTTCGAGCGCTCTAGCCACGATACCACGAACGAGTCAATGTCTCGACCAGTAGCATTTGCTGCGTCGAGTAACTCTTCACGCAGTTTCTCCTCGACTTGGCCGAACCATTGCGTGATTTTCTCCGCTTTCGACCGGCGGGCGAGGATTCCGTCGGCTTCGACGGCTGCGATGCGTCGGAGAGTCGTGCGGAAAAGTGCTTCGGATGCGTCGATGGATCGGTCGGCCTCGGCTTCCGCTGGCGGTTGGTCGCCGTCTTGCTGCTCTGGAGGCTGCTCCTCGGCCGGGAGGCTGGTCGGAGGGGCTTGGGGCGGCTGGCCGTTCGGTGTCTCAAGGGTGAATGCGTCCAGAAGTTGCATATTGACCTGCACGAACCGCTTCTTGCCGAGGTCGCCGGGGAGCGGGTTGTAGCCGATCTCCGCCCGGTACTCGTCGACATCGAGGGCGCCCGTGTTGAACGCCTCGCGGAGGTACGTTGAGCGGGCCGCGTAGTCGCCGGCCATGAGCGAGTTCATATCGAACCCGACGAAGTACGTCTTGTCGTCCACCACGAGGTCGCGACGGCACGCCAACTCCCACCGCCGGCACCACGGCATGATGCTGAACGTCTTGTAGTCGATCGCCGCCTGCTCCACCGTGCTGTAGCGGACATTCGACAGGTCGCCGACCAGATGGGGAGGCACCCGGTATGCCCGGCAGACCTCCTCCAACTGGAAGCGCCGTGTGGACACAAGTTCCGCGTCTGCGTTGTTGACCGGATCGTCCTTCTTCTTGAAGCCGAACGGCATCACGACGGTCTTGAACGCTCGCTCCGGCCCGCGATGTGCCTCGTCCCACTGCTGGCGGAACCGCTGGAGAGCCTCCGGCTTGTGGGGCTGGTCGGTCTCGATGTACGTGCCGACCTTGGCTCCGTTGCCGAAGAACGCGCTCGAGTGCAGTTCCGTCGCCCGAGCGAGGGCGATCGCGTCCTTCGACAGGGCCGTTGGCACGTACCCTCGAACGCCGTCCGATGACATCCACCGCAGGTGAAAAATCTCGTCCTGCCGGTACTCCGTCGGCTGCGGGTTCGGGTCGGTCACCGTCGCCGGCTCGCGGTAGTAGTACCGCAGTTTGCCGTTCTCGAGCCGCTTCACCTCCATCCGCGACGGGTGGAGCGGGATCAACTCGTCCACGGCGCCGCGGCGGATGCTGCCCTTGATGTGGGCGTAGGCGTTCCCCCACAAGAGAAGCCACGACTGCATGAGTTCCTTGAACTCAAAACTCGTCATCCACGAGTTGGGCTGGTAGGCCAGAATCTCGTGGAGCGGCTGGTCGTCGGCGATCTCCTTGCCGCCGCCGGGGAGCCGTCGGTACAGGTTCGTCGGCATCGCCGCGATCGACTCCGACAGGAGCCGGACGCAGGCCAGCACGGCCGTGCATTCAAGCGCCGTCTCAGGCGAGACGTGGACGCCGGCGGCCGTCTTCCGCGACTCCGCGATCTCCTCGAAGACCCGTGACAGGCTCTGCGACCGCAGCGACAAGAGGCCCGTGTACGGCGCTTCGTCCATGTCAGAACACCATC